TCCAGATTCGCAATATTGGGACAGGCGATTATTCAATCACAAATCCTCAGCAAGGAAATAGTATTGAATTTTATGACGGTACCGCAGGTATTGTTATTAAATATGCAGGCTCAAATAAATTAGCATTTACAAGTACAGGAACTGATTTTACAGGTCTTGCTACTACAACGATTGAAGGTAATCGTATTCTTACAACTGCAGATGAAGGTGCAGGTAATGGATTAGATGCTGATACCGTTGATGGATTACAAGCAAGCCAATTCTTAAGATCTGATATTGCTGATACTGCAGCAGGAACAATTACTTTCTCACAAGATATTAATGTTGATGGGAATGCACAAATTGACGGAACACTCACCGTTGACCAAGGTGCATTATTTAAAGCATTACTTAGAACACAACAAAATTTACAAGTTGATGGTAATGCAGTTATTGATGGTGATCTTACTGTTTCAGGTAATACTACTTATGTAAATACCGAAGAGATATTACTCTCTGATAATATTATTACTCTTAATGCAAACTATACAGGCGGTTCTCCAACAGAGAATGGCGGTATTGAAGTTGAGCGTGGTATTCTTGCTAATGCAAAACTTGTATGGAATGAAGCATCAGATTATTGGCAATTAGAGGCAAATTCTCAAGTCATTGGTCGAATCATTACAACTGCAGACGAAGGTTCAGGAAATGGATTTGATGCTGATACTGTTGATGGATTAGAAGCAGCTCAGTTCCTTCGTAGTGATGCAGACGATACTGCCACAGGTAATATAACCATTGAAGGCGATCTTACAATTGGAGATAACGCAGGTCCTGCTCAAATCATATTTGATGGTAATGGAATAAACAGAACATTATATCAAGCAGCAGGTGAAATAGGATTCTTAAATTCTTCAGCCAACTGGGCAATGAAATCGGATGTTGATGGCGATCTTGAAGTTGAAAGAGATGTTGAAGCAGGCAGAGATGTAATTGCACAAGATGACATAACAGCCACTACAGGTAATATAGCAGCAACTGCAGGCAATGTAACGGCAGGTGCTGATGTTACTGCACAGAATAATATAACAGCCACAACAGGAAACATTACAGCTTCCGCAGGAAATATCGCAGCAACAGTTGGTGATGTAACCGCAGGAGACGATGTAACTGCAGGCGATAGTATTACTGCCCAAAATAATATTACAGCCACAACAGGAAACATTACAGCAACAGCAGGTTCAGTAGATGCAGGAACATCTGTATCGGCAGGAACAACGGTCACAGCAGGAACCGATGTAATTGGACAAAGATTTGTAGATGCAGATGATAATTCTTATCTTGTAAATCCTGCTGGTGATTCAGTAATGAATACCATTGATATTGACGATTATGTTCGTCACAATGGTGATACAAATACCTATATAGGATTCAGTGCAGAAGATACAGTTGTTGTCGGTGCAAGTGGTACAAATAGATTAACAATTACTCCTTCAGCAGTTACAGCATCGGTTGATGTATACGGTCCAAGATTTATTGACACAGATAATAATACATATCTTGTTGACCCAGCAGGTACTTCAGTCATTAATGATATATCCTTAGTTGGTGAAATCATTCACGATGGCGATACTAATACATATTTAAATTTTGTCGCAGCAGATCAATTTGAAATCGTAACAGGCGGTGGACAAAGAGTATTAGTTAAAAATACCGGCGTTGATATTACAGGCGATCTTGATGTAAGTGGAAATATTACAGCAGTAGATGGTACATTCACTGGTGACCTATCAGCATCAAGATTTGTTGATTCTGACAACACAAACTATTTCTTAGATCCTAATTCTGATTCTGTATTACACTCAATCGGTATTGATGATTATATTGTTCATAATGGTGATTCAAATACTTATCTTGGATTTGATGGTAATGATAATATTGTATTCCATACAGCAGGCGCTGAAAGATTTGAAATTAATGCAACAAATATCACAGGTACTGTTGATGGCATATTCCCGAACTTATTTGCTTCAAGATATTACGATTCACAGAACGCAACATATTATTTAGACCCAGCAAGTAATTCAAGATTAAATGGAATAGGTCTTGTTGGTACTATATTCCACGACGGTGATACAGATACTTTCATTCACTTTGATGCTGCCAACTCAATAGAATTTGTCGCAGGCGGAAATCAACGATTCCTTGTGCAAGGTACATACGCATTAGCAACTAATCAAATGCGTTCACCTATCTATTACGATAGTAATAACACAAATTATTACGGCGACTTTGCATCTACTTCTCAGATGGCACAAATTGATATTGATAGTTATATTCGTCATCGTGGTGATACAAACACTTATCTTGGCTTTGATGCAAACGATAGTATTACATTCGTAACAGGTGGTGCTGAACGAGTAAATATTACTGATTCGTTATCAACATTCTATCAGCCTGTTACTGTTCAAGGCGCAGTCACTGCAGACAGATTTGTTGATAGACAAAATGCATCTTATTATGTTAATCCTGCTGATGCAGGTTTAGCAGCAACATTTGCTGGTGGTATTCGTATTAATGCAATTTCTAATTATACTCGTTATGATGATAATTCAGGTGACGGTGGTATTGCATTAGCAGGTCCTTCTGATATTACTGGCACAAGTGGCACAACCGTAGCAATTAGTGGTCAATACACTTCAGGCTATGCGTTGATGTATCTCAACAGAATTGACCCAACAGCCAATCCTTTTAATGGTGGTAATAGATTTATAGAATTCAGAGCTGATGGTGCAACTGGTGGATCAATCCGCGGTGACAGTTCTGGAAACATATATCAGATATTACAGTCAGGAACCAATTGGGGATTCTGGACATCGGGAGCAAGTGAAGCATTAATTGTTGATGATAGCGGAAACGTTATGATCTCAAACTCAACTGCTCCAACATATACAACAGGTGATAATACTCCAGTAGTTGGCGGAGCACTTACCACAAGTAAATTACATATTGGCGGTTCAATTCAATTAGCAAATAACGATGATGCTATTGTAATTGGTCGTGGTACAGCAACATTCCTTAAAGACGAAGAATTAGGATTTGGTTGGGGCGGTGGTTGGTATATGCTTGATGGTACATATATTCGTGCCAGAAACAATAAGCATATTTACACAACAGGCTCATACTACGGTAACGTTTATTACTCATATCAAAATACTGCTTATTATGCTGACCCAGATGGTTATTCACAATTTGCTGGTTTAGATGTTGATGATTATATCAGACATCGCGGTGATACAAATACATTCCTTCGTTTCCCATCGAATGATTTTATAACACTTGGTACAAATAATACTGCAAGACTTAATATATCAAACTCTACTGTAAGAGCAAGAAACAAATTTGAAGTTTACGGTCCTGGTATTGAAATACAAAAAGGAAGTAATGGCGGTGGTGTAGGACTTACAGTATCAGACCAAAACAGTGGAGAGAATCCAGGATTAAGTGGATTACAGCAAGGTTCTATTTTATTCTATCATTCTGATGGTGCCGTCACTACAGGTTCAAGCGCTGCTTGGTATTTCAATTCATCAGAAGCAACTACTCATTACGTATTTGGAACAAACAGCGGAGCAGCTGGTGGTAATCTTGTCCCAATCGTTACCAACTCTGGTAGTTTAGGTAATTCAAGTTATCGTTGGGGTTCATTATACGCAGGAACAGGTAATTTCTCAGGTGATGTAACTGGTAATAATGCTTACTTCTATCGTTACTATGATAGGAATGATGCAACATATTATGCTGACCCAGCAGGTACTTCTTATCAACAGTATATGAATATTAATGTTGGTAACGAAAACACAGGTGGTGCAAACTCAAGTACTATCGGATTGATGATGAGAGGTAATTACAATAGTAATACCTGGGCTCATAAATTCCATAAGTATGACCACGGTGGCGGAGTACCGATTTACTTATCAGAAACAATTGGTACTGGAGCATGGCAAGCAGTTCAAAGATGGGGATCATATACAGGAAACTCATTTAAGTCGCAAATATTTGGTACTCTAAAAGTTGATACAAATATTCATACACCAATATTGTATGATTCAGATAACTCTGGATATTATGTAAATCCAGCCGGCTCATCAAGAATGGATACAATTACTCTTGATGGCAATGCGGTTGTATTGAGGGAACCGACTGGTGACTATGGCTCTCTTGCAGTTGATGGCGGTGGAAGAAATGGATATGAAGGATTCTCAATCGGTGGTCGTTCTGTCTTTATGCATAACAATGCCGGCCGAACAGGTATTTACAATGATGTAGATAATGAATGGTTCTGGTATGCAGACCGAAACTCTTCAATGCGATTAATGTTTAATGGCGGCGAACAGGCAAGAACAGAAAGTGGATACTTCTTAGCAAATAATCAGATTCGTTCACCAATCTTCTACGATTCAAATAATACAGGCTATTACGTAGATCCTAATAATACATCAAGATTCAACGCAGTTCAAGCATTAAGATATTACTTTAACCACGCAACCACATATTATGCCGATGCAGCATCAGGTGATTATGGTTCAATGGAAGTTGGTGGTCAGAAGAATGGTTGGGCAGGATATTCTATTGCTGGTCAATGGGTGTTAATGTCTCCGGGTGCTGACCGCGTTGGCATATACAACGATACTGATAATGAATGGAGTCAGCAGTGGTACAGAAATTCATATACACTGTTATACTTTAACGGTATACAACAAGCACAAACAGCAAATGGTTACTTCCTCGCAAATAATCAAATGCGAGCACCAATCTACTATGATTCAAATAATACAGCTTACTTTGGTCATTTTGATGATCGCTCGAGAATGCGTACTCTTGAGCTTGGTATCAATGCGTTAACAAGTTCTGGTAGTTATGCTTTAGGTATTAGTCATAACAATAGATACTCAATAGGTTTCCGTAATACAAATATTAATGGAAATTATCCTTGGTTAGTACACGACAATTTTAACTTTAACCAAAAAGGAAATAGAGATGCATTTATTGTTCACTTCAATGGATTGGGCGATAGATTAAATCTTACAGAAGACGGTGACTTACTTATCTCTGGAGAGATGGCAGCTTCAAATTACAACCTTAGTGGTGGTAATGAAAACATATCGTTAAGTAAATTATATACTCGTGGTGCTGCCGATGAAACACTCTTTGATGGTACAATGTACTTTGAGAAACGTGTTATTCAGAATATGCAAGGCGCTGAAGATTATACTACAAACGTTACATCAGAATTTGTTAAATCGCCTGATGCTCCAGGCGGATCTTCTTATGTATTAAGAACATCTGCATATAGAACCTTCTATTCAGATTATGTTGAAGTAGAACCTGGTGAAGAAGTATTTGGTGAAATTCACGCAAGAAGAATATCAGGTTCAGGTGGTCTACTTTATTATGGTATTGAAAGATTTGATAAAGATAAAAGACCAATTGCTGGTAATACAGGTACAACATACTTTGTCACCGGCGGTAATAATGTAACAAGTACATCTTGGCAGACATTTAGAAATCACACAACAATTCCGACATCTCATACTCCATATAATGGCTCAGATGGTGGCGGTGTAAGATATGTCAGATTAAGAATTCTTTATAACTATAATTCTGGTGGAGCTCTTCGTGAGTTCACAATGCCAATTCTGAAGAGAGTTAATTATCATTCAAATATTAGAACTGATTATGATATTTTTGCTAGCAGATTATATTCATATCAGAATACAGGTTTTTATATTGACCCAGACAATACGTCAATTATTAATGACTTGACTGCTGACCAAATAACTGCTAACATTTATTACGATAGAGGAAACACCGCATACTATAACGATCCTGCGTCTAATTCTAATACTGTAAAACAAACAATGCAAGAGTTGGTTGTTGATGCAGGTGGAAGAAATAATAGTAATGATGCAACTGCTTACTTCTCTGCAACCAATAATAATGATTGGGGAGTAATAATTAATAAGAACCGTAGTGCAGCTACTGAATACGGTTTAGATGTTCGTATGGGTTCATCTCATAGTTACGGAATCAGATTATTAGCAGGCGGTACTGAAAGATATAGATTAAACAATACATATATGTGGCATAGAGGTCAGTCACGTGCACCGATCTTCTATGATTCAGATAACACCGCATATTACACAGACCCAGCATCTGAATCTAGAATTAATACATTAAGAACTGCAGGTCGAGTTGTAATTGGCGGTACATTCCAAAACAACCCTTATAACTCAGTATCATCTACAAGACTACACTTTGGTGGTGGTAACTCTGATGCGAATGGTAACTATTACATTGGTACAAACTTAGAAAACTATAATGGTAATTATACCAAGCTTGATTTAAGATGGCATACAGGTATTCGTATGGGTGCTCAGGCAGTCTACGGTGGTACTCGTATATACAACAACGAAGATTTAAGTACTCTGTTATTCTCTGTTGGTCGAAGTGATACACATACTCGTGTTGAAAGTGGTAACTTATATGTAATGAATGGAGATGCAAGAGCTCAAATATTCTATGACATTCAAGATACTAACTGGTATGCAAATCCAAATGGTACTTCAAGATTCAGAGAATTGGATGTTGAAAACAATGGAAGTCAGGAAGTATTTAGAGCATATAGATATGGCTCAGGTCCAGGAAACTATACTGCAGCAAGGACAATTAACCAATACGGTAATCACTCTTGGGGTATTGTTCACGAGTTTAGAATCGGTGAACCTGGCTCACAAAGCGTACCTGGTGGAACTGACAGACCTTCTATTATGTTCTCAACTGGATATAATTCAACAACTTGGTCGGTTGGTTTCGGTTATGTAGATAACGATTTCAGAATCAAACAAAATCACGGTCATATCAATCAATCTTGGGGTACTGAGAGATTTAGAATTAATACAAGTGGTGAAGTTATTATTGGAAATAACTTCTATGGTACCAATGCTTACTTCAACCGTTATTATGACAGAAACAATACTGGATATTATGCTGACCCAGCAAGTACATCTGTATTTAATGCAATGATATTTAATGGTGACGTTGATTTCAACGGTGGTGCCAATGCGATTAATATTACAAGTTCTGATATTCGTTCAGACGGTAATTCAAGTTGGACAGGTAACCCAGGAGCTGGTGTATTAAAAATACAAGCTCATAGTAATAGATGGTATATTGTATCTAACGGCAACTCAAATAGAATTGTTCAGTTCAGACAAAACGGTACCGACAGATCTTATATTGCCAATGACGGTAGATTACATGGTGTTGGTGGTACAGGTTCTCAAGATTGGAGAGCTCCAATATTCTATGATAATAACGACACTGGTTATTACATGGATCCGAACTCTACTTCAAACTCTGCAATAAGACAAAGAGGTGGAACATTACACGGTCCTAATACAACTTGGGGACAATATCTATATGTTGGTGGTAATGGACATTGGACTGGCGCTTATGCTTCAGTAGCAGCAACAAATGGTAACTTACACCTTGATGCAAGGGCAGGATACAGTATATACTTGAACAACTATGTTGGTGGTCAAACATACAACATAGGTAACTTCTATTCAGACAGATACTACGATAGAAATAATACATCTTACTACGGTGACTTTGCTTCTACTTCATATATGAATGATGTAAGAGCTAACATATTCTACGAACGTGAAAATACAGCATACTACTTTGGTTCAAGCCAAGGTGATGCAAGAATGCGTGATGTCAGATTCAATCAAGTAAGAGTTGAAAACGGTGCAACAATTGAATCAGTAAATGGTGCTGGTAGAATTTACATGGGTGGTAACTTCCACATAGATGCACAGAACGGTTTAGATCTTTACCTCAACTATTATTCTGGTCGAAGAACAAGAATGTTCTATACTTCGAACAGAGAAGGCGCAAGACTCGATACGAATGGTATTTTCTACGCATTCAGTCAAATACGTACACCATTAATTTACGACTATAATAATACTGGTTACTATCTTGATATGAATAACAACTCAAGGTTTAACGACCTTCAGTTGAGAGGATTATATGTAACCACACGTTATCATACAGGTTCTGACTTTACAGCAGGTACTCTTGTTCAAACAAGTATTCCTGCGACGGCAACTAACGGTGCTTCGTTCGTACTTGAGGCAACAGGTAAATCTTATTCAGGTGATCCGCCATTCATGTTCACCGCACAAGGTTACTTGTATGCTAATACTATTATTAACTATTCAGGTCAACACATTGGTAAAGCTGGTTTCGGCACAATGTATATGTTCCAATACAATGGAGTATTATGTTTCTGGTGGCCAAGAGTATCTTATTGGAACTCCTTCGCCGTTCACGTAAGAAATGCAAACGGTGATGATAGAAACTTAGTCACAAGTATTACAAACTCAGGATTACCTGGCGGAAGAACTAAAGAACGTCAAGTAGCAATGCGTACTACCGCAATGTACAATGTTAACATTGGTACAGGTGATATGTATGCAACACGTTATTACGATAGCAACAATACATTCTATTATGGAGACTTTGCTTCAACATCAAGAATCAACGCATCCAATAATTACGGTTATTTAACATTCCAAAATTATGGTGTTGGTGTTACAGGTACTTATACATCCACAAGATTACAACAAGTATTCGCAATGGGTTCATCATACAGATTACCTGCTGATGGTAACTCTACAGCAAATATGTATGGTATTGCTTGGTCGCATCCAAACGCTGGTTCTAAAGGTGGTGCCAATCAGTTAAACGATCACGGTATGTTAATTATTAACAATGGTTCGTTTAGAGCTGCGATATCAAGTAGAGCAGTATTCTCTGCTGATATTCGTTCGCCAATATTCTATGATTGGAATAACACCGGCTATTATGTCAATCCAGCCGGCAATTCTCAATTAAGCGCAGTATATGCTAACAATTGGTTCAGAGCCCAAGGTGGAACTGGTCTTTACTTCCAGGATTACGGATATGGTATTCGTTCAGCAGGTGGTGAAGGAAACCCATACGGTAACGTATCAACATATAACACCGGCCGAAACGGTTGGTCTGGTTATGGTATTGGTACTCGATGGACTCTGATGTCAACCGAAGGCAACAACTGGGGTATGCATGATAATACTCGTAGTTGGAACTTCTATTACAACGGTTCATATCATAGATTCTATTATGGATATGTTTACTCAAGCGAATCATTCCGTGCTCCAATATTCTATGATTTAGATAACACTGGCTATTATGGAAACTTTGCTGGTGATACTAACTGGCAAGGTCTAACAGCTCGTGGTCAAGCAATGATTGGCTTGCAGGGTATGACCAGAAGTGGCGCAATAAGTAACTACGGTAGAAGACCTAATATAACAGGTGACTCTAACTATTGGACAGGATCCAAAGGTTGGGGTAGAGTTGATATGAACACAGTTGGTAACTGGGGTTCAGGATTCTTCGACTCATGGTCTAATCCGCCTAATCAACCTTCAGGTACTTCGCACTGGGTAGGTGTACAAGCATACCATTATTCTAACGGTTCAGCAAGATATGGTTGGCAGATGGCAGGTGGTCCGATTACCAACCTAAGATTCCGTTCTTCTTGGTCTGGTTGGAGAGCCTGGAGAACAATACCTGTTCTCGATGAAAATAGTGGTAACGGTGGTTCAATGTATGCCGGCCGTTATTATGATTCTAATAACACCGGATATTATACTGACCCAGCATCTACTTCGGTAATGAACGTTCTTGATATTCGTGGAGAAATTTACAACGATGGTTGGTTCCGAAACGATAACGCAGGTCGTGGTTTATATAATAGTTCAACAGGCAGACACTTCTATAGCCCAGGTTCAAGTTATTGGCACTTAGATGGCGGTTCAAGTTCTGGTGGTTTAATTATATACGATCGTTATAACGGTTCACAAGGAAGCGGTACAGGTCGTCGTGGTTACCTCTATTACGATAGTTCAGGTTTCGGTCTGTTAAACAGTTCAGGTGGTTGGGCAGTTCGTATTAACCCAGGAAGTTCTTATACTGAAATTTATAGAAATCTTTATGTTGGAACTGATGTAAGAGCACCAATCTATTACGATAGAAATAATACAGGATATTACTTCAACGGTGCTTCTGCTCATAGCACAAGATTTGAAGGTGTAAGTGCTAGAACAATGGCTTGGTTAAATCAGCCAGGTCATACAAGAGATAGCGGTGAATATTACAGAGCAAGACCTCGTATAACAGGTAATACTGATTATTGGACTGGTGCGATGGGTTGGGGTCGTCAAGATATGACCAACACCGTTGCCGATTGGGGTTCAGGATTTATTGATTCTTGGAGTAATCCACCTAATCAGCCTTCAGGTACATCACACTGGGTCGGAGTTCAAGCGTATCACTATTCTAATGGTGGAAGCCGTTATGGTTGGCAAATGGTCGGCGGACCAATTACTAACTTAAGATTCAGAAGTACTTGGGGTGGATTCCGTTCTTGGAGAACAATTCCAGTATTAGATGAGAATAGCACGAATGGTGGATCAATGTATGCAGGTCGTTATTACGATTCTAATAGTACAGGTTATTATACAGATCCAGCATCAACATCAAATATGAACCAAGTACGTGCATACGTATTTGACTTTAATGGTACAGGCGGTAACTCAGGAAGAGCAATCGGTTCTTATCCTTATGAGTTATTCCAGGCTTCGGGTGGTTGGAGTTTCCCATATCCTGATTTAAGAATTAACTATCATACAGGTATTTCGTTAGGAGCAAATCCAAGTTACGAAGGTATGAGGTTCATGAATGATTATAACTCGAATACTGTTAGATTCCAAGTCAACGGTGGTTCAAGTTATACTTACGCAAATACTTGGTTACAAGTTGGCGGTGGTGGTGTCGGTATCTATGATGGATATAACGGTGCTCACTTCTTCCCGAATAACCAAACAAGTTACGGCTCATGGGCAATATACGGTAACAGAAGTGGATGGTATGGTTTAGCATGGCCACAACCTACTTGGGATCCTCACCTAATGTTCGATGGAAACGGCTCAGGTGGTATCTATCTACAAGGTGGCGGTCGTTGGGTATACTATCATAACCGTAGTAATAACTGTACTGGCTTCGCATCATCAAGTACAGTTTCTGGATATCGTGTTAGAATCAACGGTTCACTGTATTGTAATGGTAACGTTGTTGCTTACTCTGATGCTCGTGATAAAGATAACATTATTACTATTGACGGAGCGTTAGATAAAGTATTACAATTACGTGGCGTTTATTACGATAGAAAAACTAGAAAGCATTTAGTTGATGATCGTGATGAAATATATAAAGGACGTCAACTTGGTATGATCGCTCAGGAAGTTAAAGATATTGTTCCTGAAGTTGTATCTTATGCCGAAGAAATTGACCAATACGGTCTTGATTATCCTAAGATGGTTGGTTTACTTGTTGAAGGTATTAAAGATCAAAACGCTATCGTAAAGAGTCAAGAAGAAACAATAAATAATATGCAGAAAGATATTGACATTCTGAAAGAAATGGTATATAATATGCAATCAATAATGGAGAATAGTAGCAATGGCACTAATTAAAGATTACGAGATCCAAGGTACTGGGGTGACCGTGCCTGACGCTTATCACGTTATTACAGATATAAAAGTTCATAAAAGAACGGCAGAAGTTCCTTTACCGCCCGATAGCTCAACAGAATCTGGTTTAACTAACGATGGTGTTAGAGACGAAGGTACTGAAGTATATTGGCAAGAAGGATATGTTTGTCGTATATGGGTAACCATGTGGGCAACAAAACAGGCAAGAATTGATGGATTGAATCCTATTGGTATAGCAGGCGAAAACGCAACAGAGGTTGAAGCCGAATTATCAATTGGTACACCAGGTCTTGACCAAAAGTGTGTATTCATGTTAGACATGGATTCCACTGATTCGGATTTAGTACAAGCTTATAATCATCTTAAGTCATTAGATTATTATGCTGGTTGTACTGAAGATTAATTATAAATAGAACTATAACTTAAAGTTATTTAATATTAACGGAGAAAATAAAATGGCACTAAGTAGCGATTACACATGGACTTGGAGCGTAACTAGTCTCAAGAAAAGAGATCAAGTTAACTCTGAAGGCGCAACATTAGAAGGCGCTATTGTCCAAACATTTTGGAAAGTTGAAGGTGAAGATTCTAGCGGTAATAAAGGAGAGTTCTCAGGAGCCACTCCATTTACAGCAGAAGCTGTCCCAGCAGGTTCATTTGTTGCATTTGCTGATTTGACTGAAGCAACTGTTTTAGGTTGGATTCAAGCAGTTGTAAATGCCGACCAAGGATATGCAGATCATATCTCAGAAATGGTAGCAAAGCAAATTGACGAAGCAAACATTGAAGAACCAACAATGCCTTGGGCAACTGAAGATGTGACACCACCTCTTCCTGATGATGCAGCTGACCCAGCAGAAGAAGCAGACGACTCAGACGACGCGGAATAAGCTAGGAATAACGTATGACTTATTCTTGGCAAATTGTTAAGTTTGAAACTAGAGATCAGACAAACGCTGATGGCGTTGTGCTGTCAGATGCTGTTGTAAGAATTAAATGGAGACGAATCGGAGTTGATTCAGATGGTAATACAGGTAGAGTTGTAGGATATACAATTTTATCTGCTAATGAAACCGCTGAAGCAGACTTTACGGCATTTGCCGATTTAACAGAAGAAAAGGTTGTGGGTTGGTTAAATACTCTCAACTCTGAAGCTGCTATTAATGATTACAATTTAAAAATACAAGAGTCAATAAATAGTTTAGTAACGACCGAACGCGATATACCTTGGTCTTAAACTAAATTTTTGATTTACATTATGGAGCTTTTATGCATGATTTACGGCATCACGGATTGGTGCATTACGCCTTAAAAAGAGGCGGTAAGATACAACCAATCACCCTCCCAAAAGATTTAACTGGCGAAACGGGTATTATGAACCCTTCCATCTTTATACATAATGGAAAGGTTTTAATGAATGTTCGTCATGTTAATTATACACTATATCATTCAGAAGGTAAAAAGTTTCCTCATACATGGGGACCTCTACAATACCTACATCCAGAAAACGACATTAGTTTAACAACTCATAATATTATGACAGAGTTGGATTACGATTTCAATGTTGTTTCAGCAAGCAGAATCAAAATGAATTTAGATACAGGTGAACCTACTTGGAACTTTATTGGTCTTGAAGATGGTCGTTTGTTTAGTTGGGATGATAGATTGTTCTTATGTGGTGTAAGAAGAGACGCATACGACGACCAAGGAACAGGTCGAATGGAAATGTGTGAAATAGAATATATTGATAATGAATGGCAAGAGATAGGAAGACATCCTATTCCTGCACCAGGTAAAGACGATACTTTTTGCGAAAAGAATTGGATGCCAATTATTGATATGCCGTGGCACTTTGTTAAATGGTGTAACCCGGTAGAAATCGTTAAGTACGATATTGATACAAGAACAACAACCACAGTAGTACATGATCAAGAAAAGACATATAAATTACCTCGTGACTTAAGAGGTGGTACTCAAGTATATCCAATAGGTGAAGGTAGAAGAATGACCTTTACTCATGAAGTTGATTTAACAAGAGATGCATTCTCAAGAAAGGATGGTCACTATAATCATAGAATAGTTGTATGGGATGAAGATTGGAATATGGTTCATCATACACAAGATTTTCATTTTATGGGTACGCAAATAGACCCAACAACAGGATATGAATATAATATTGAGTTTGCGACAGGTATGACATTTTTAAATGGTGAAGTTATTGTTGCGTTTGGATATCAGGACAATGGAACGTTCTTATTAAGAATGCCTGAGAAATTATTTTTTGACTTTGTGGCGAGGGGATAGATTATGTTACAGACTGCATTAGAAACACATGTCATGGATCCAAAGAATCCACACAAATGTTTTGCACTTGCTCAAGAATACGACTACTTAGAACAAGGAGCGATGGCAGTATCTTTATATCTTAAGGCCGCCGATCTCAGTGATGATAAAAATTTACAATATGATTGTATGGTTGGTATTGCATTATGCTATGACAGGCAAAGAGATAGAGGTTATACAGTAGAAGGTGCATTACTTGATGCAATTGCTTTAGATCCTACAAGAACAACGGCGCATTATTACTTATGTAAATTTTATGAAGGCGGTTCTCAATGGAAGAAAGTTTTGATGCATGCAAATACTGCATTACAATTTGAACAATCAGATAAAGAGTATCAAGACTTATTATATTATCAAGCATTAGCAACATGGTATATATGTGGTCAACAAAACGGAAAGCATTTATTTTTTGATTTAGTATATAGACACAGTTTATATCCTGAGCTCAAACAAAAAGCTATAGAAAAGTTAAATCAAATCTTTTATCCTGACACTATTCCATATAACGGCATTGAAGACTATGAAAGAATGAAGCATTTGTTTCAAGGAATAGAAACCATCGAAAAGAATTACTCAAAACATTTTCAAGATATGTTTGTATTATCGGTGTATAATGGAAAGGAAGGTGGTTCTTGGTTAGAGATTGGTTCAGGAGATCCTTTTGTTCATAACAATACAGCGCTATTAGAACAGTTTGGTTGGAGCGGAATATCTATTGACAATTCTGAAGCTTTGTGTTATAAATTCAAAGAGAACAGAAATAATACAGTCATCTGTGCAGACGCAACTGAAATCGGTTATGTGGATTTATTTGAAAAACATCTTGTAGGCCCAGTCGTAGATTATTTACAAATTGATTGTGATGAAGCTTCAATAGACATATTAAAGCGTATTCCTTTTAACGAAGTTAAATTTGGAGTCATTACTTTTGAACACGATTCTTACCGACTAGGTGGAAAACGAAGGGATGAAGCAAGACAGATATTATTTCAATTAGGATATGAATTGGTTGTACCAAATGTTGGGTTTACAGATATTCATCCATATGAAGATTGGTTTATTCATCCTGATGTAATAGATAGAGACATAATTAGAAAATTCCAAGCACCGCCTAGAGAATGTAATTTTGTATGGGATTATTTTATGGAGGCAGAGAAATGATTACTGTAGTCGCAACTGGTGGATTTGACCCAATACATTCAGGACATATTAAATATCTAGAAGAAGCAGCTACTTATGGTACGAGTTTAATTGTTGGAGTAAATTCAGACTCTTGGCTTAAAAGAAAGAAAGGTAGATACTTTATGCCTTTTGAAGAACGAGCATCAATTGTTAATGCGTTAACTTGTGTTGATAAAGTTATTGATTTTGACGATTCAGATAACAGTGCCATACACTGTCTAGAACAAGTTAAACTATTATACCCTAATGATACCATTGTATTTGTAAATGGTGGTGATAGAACATCAGACAACATCCCTGAGATGGCAGTTGAAGGAGTTGAGTTTGAGTTTGGTGTTGGCGGAGAAGATAAAAAGAATTCATCGAGTTGGATATTAAAAGAATGGTCACAACCTACAGTACAAAGAGCTTGGGGAACATATACGGTTTTAGATACAAACGGAACTTGGCAAGTAAAAGAATTATCTTTTGACCCAGGCAAATCATTGAGTGACCAAAAACATTCGCATAGGTCTGAGCATTGGCATGTTGTTGAAGGTGCAATACTTATGGAGTTAGATCATGGTATGAGTAGAAGAGAATCACGAATTTATTGGAAAGGACAAAGTATTGATATTCCAAAAGGAGTTTGGCACAAAGCAACAAACGTAGGAACAGAAACTGCTAAAGTAATCGAAGTATGGCTTGGAGACAAACTATCAGAAGATGACATTGAAAGACGTGATTAATGAAACCAAAAAGATTACGCAATCTTATATTACCATCAGAAAAGCAATGCACAAGAATTGAACCTTTAGATATTTTAAAAGATAAGTTTGTAACAGGATGCTTTGAATATCAACCAGGTGACCAACAAGGGTGGCATAATAATTTTGGAACTAATAAAGCTCGATGCTATTTAGTTTACAGCGAGACTGGTGATAGTGGAATGAGATTTGTACTTAATGGTAAAGTACAAACCTTTTATGATATTCCTGGGTGGCAATATAGAATATTTAATGTACCACAGCCGCATTGTGTTTTTTCAAATTGTTTACGTAGGAGTTATGGATTTAGAGTTGAACGAGTTGATGATGACAAACAAATCTTTAATCCTATAAAATTAAAAAATGCTGAAGCTATATTACAAGTTACCTAACGGAAATCATTTTGCTCATATAAGCAGAAGCGGTACCTCTACATTAGCAGCACACGTATTAAAAAACTTTTATCCTGAAAAATATCAAGAATTTTTAAAACAAAAAGAAATAAAATATCAAGCACCGCAACAATTCCTAGAAGAATATTGGTCAAATAGATTACCGCCCAATTGTGTTTGTATGCTAAGAGATCCTGTTATAAGATTAAAAAGCATGTTAAACAAAAGACCTCAAATGTCTAACTATTTAGATTTTGTTGGCAATATCGGTATTAGAAATTCTATTACAACAAGAAGCATAAGTCGTAAATTAGATATTCTTACAATAATTCATTTAGCACAATTTACAAGCATTGCTGATAATGATTCTAATATAATTTTGTTTCCAAATATTGAACAAGCGTGTAAAGAACTTGATATGGAATATCATAAAAACATTCACGAAAACAATTCAATGACTAGATATGATAATGATTTGCCAAATAAGTGGAAACATTATTTAGAAGAATCTGTTGGTCTCTATAGTGCTTTTAATATAAATAAAACTATAAGCTAATAGTCGAGGAGACGAAGATGGCAGTTAAAGTATCAGGCACAACCGTAATAGATAACTCACGTGGGTTTTTCCCTCAGGATATTACGGGCACCTATTCAAATTTTCATCCAACATTAAACATTAATACATCAAGTGTAATCAGTTTTGCCAATCCAGCGCAAAGCATTACGATGTCGGCTGACACAACATATTCAACTACAGGCTTAGCAGCAGGAAGACAACTTACACTTAGTTTAGATAGGTCAACTAGTGGATACACACCAACTTTTGGATCAGAGGTAGAATTTGCTGGTGGAACACCAACGTGGTCAAACAGAAGACATTGGTTAATTTCTTTTACTTGTTGGGACTCATCAGTAATTAGAGCAACTGCTCTTGGTTTTGATGAACCAGGTACAGCATCATCAACAATGGATTCAAGTTTTTCTTTAGCGGGCTGGAATACTAATGAAAACGATTTTGGTACAAGTTTCGAGCAAGCTTGGTGTTATTGTGCTTTTAATCATGATTCATCAAATAATAGAGTCAAAGTAGAATATGCTTCAGGTAATACGCAGGCAATGGCAACAGTGTATACTCAATATATTGATTACACAGGTATGACTGGTACCATTACAGTAACGGCTCAATATAATGGTACTTTTAGTACTTCTGGCGAGACTGGCCAGGCAACTTGGGGTCCTCGGCCTCAAGATGATGGATATCTTTCTGGAACATATTACTCTGTTCCAACTGGTGGAGGAACTCGTTCATTTGGCTGGATGGCAGCAAACAATCCAAACTTTAGCAACAACTCGGGCGTGACAGGATCATTTTCAGCTCCTGCATTTAGAGTTAAATTAGTTTCTAACGAAGGAACTTTTTATTCAACCGGTTCTTGGGTAGCAAATATGGCATTATCAGTAAATTATGGAAATACTCAAGGATTCTAAGGAATAACTTATGGCAATCAAAGTAAATAATACAACTGTAATAGACAACAATAGAAACTTTACTAACGTCGCTGATACAATTGGTTTTTATACTAACCTACATCCAAGTTTAGCAAGTCAAAGTTCTTCAGGCTCAATCACATTAGACGCGGATAGTCCTTCTAATTTACTTGTACTAACTGGCGCTTTAACAATAACTGACATGACAAATAAAGCTGCAGGAAAGCAATGTATATATTTAGTTGATGTTACTCAAGCAGGTTATGATATTACATGGGGTACTAATTTTAAATTTGTAAATGATAGTGAGCCTAATTGGACAACCGCAAGATATTGGTTGTTAGGAATTACCGTTTGGGATAATAGTACAATATTAGTAACTGCAACAAGTTGGTCAGGCGGAGGTGGTACTTCATCATCTGTTGCATTGCCATCTAGCATTGATATTTATTCTTCCTCCGGTACTCTTAGTGGAAACTGTAATGCAGTTGTTAGATTAAATTCTACCGGAACATTATCTCTAACAGGTTCTGGAACACAAGGTAGTACATCAGGAATGGCAAATAACGGATTCACATGGTTGCTTTCAGGAACTAATAGTGATTACGAGTGTAACTTCAATTATACATTTACAGATGAGGGCGGTGCAGACCAATCAACTGCAGGCAATAATACGTGGCAAGTTTTGAGTTCACACAGAGAATGGAAGATTTACGACGCATCAACAAGTGGTGCTGAAAATAAACTTGCTGGTACATTAAAGATTAGAAGGGCGTCTGACCAAACTGAATTAGTATCTATTGCTTGCGAATTAAGTGCCGATCATTCACCATAAGGAAATAATAATGCCACATACAGGAAATTATAAACAAATATTTTTTACATCAAATACGCTGTTTTCTGATTCGTTTGATTATTTGAACGGGCCTTATTTAATGTCTGCTAACAGTGTATCAAAAGATGTTTTAGTTGAAGGATACGAAACAGTAAAAATAATGGAATATGATCCAGAACAAGAAGAAGAAAATTTAGCAGCTTATAGAAAACTAGCAGTAGGTGTTATAATTGGAGAAGATGAATAATGGCAATTAAAGTATCAGGCACAACAGTAATAGATAACTCACGCAAATTAACAAACGTTGCTGATATGCAAGGCAATTATAGTGGGTTTAAGCCAGTTGGTGCTGGAGCAACAAATAATATTAGTTTTGAAAAGCCAGTAACAATTTGTGCTTTATCAGCTGACACAACATTTACAGAATCTGGTACTGGTACTTCCGGTAGGCCAACTTGTACTTTATTATTAGATACTTCGACTTCAGCTCATACTCCAACATTCTCATCAAATATTAATTGGCAAGACAATACAGAACCTACCTGGTCAACTTATCGTAAATGGCAGATAACGTTCCATGAAATTACAGATAGCCCATTAAGAATAGATGCGGCTGCAGTAGGGTTTTCTGCACAAAATTCTCAACCAACAGAATCTGTAACTCTTGAAGGTACTTCATCAAGTCCTGAAAGATTACGTGATGACCCAGGTATTGCTCCTTTCCTTGCTGGTTGGAGATTTAAATCAGACGGCAATGTTTACAAATATGAGTCTCCTAATAACGTTTCAGGTAGTGGAGAATATGTACATAGTACTACTACTTGGAATAATATTACACCTTCACAAACATATTATATAAGAGTAACTAATTATAGCGGAACTAATTTGGATGTTGGCGAAAGTGACTCACTAAATACTTGGTTATCATTAGACCAAACGCGCTCATTTGAATATAAAGATACAAGAGACCCTCAATCGTATGCAGATACAAATGGTGTTTTTAAAGCAGAAATATCTTCAACATCAAATGGTTCAAATATAGTTGCGACTGGTTATTATCAAGTATATTGGATCGGAACCGCTTAAGGAAAAATTATGCCTACACATACACAAATGACAATTATAGGAGCCAAAGCATCTGGCTCAACAGGACTCGGAAGCTCAGGGGACTTCGGATTTGGTGGAGATACAAGCGCAGGTGGTTCAACTACCGTAACGATACCTTCCGATTTAATGGTTGCACAATGTGAAGACGACGATAGAGGTGGAGGAGATGATGCAAACTCTCATTTTCGTGTTTCTCTTAATTGGTCCAATACTTCTGAAGTAAGTTATACTCTTGCTGATTATTGTGGTCTATATGAGGACTATACTTTAACTAGCACTACTTATGGTGTTGGAGATTTTAGTGCAGAAGGTAATAATTATCATGTTGAAACTGGAGTTGGAAGATATGCTTTTTATGGCTCCACTTATAATTCAGGTGCCACAATTACTCAAAAAGCAGCACCTACTACTGGAACCGTATCATTAAGTAATGCTTCTTCAAGTACTATTTCTAATATACAAGCAAGATGGGTGGCTGCTAACGCTAACTATGATGGTAATGAAACATTTACTACTTATTCAACTACAGGTATTAATGTAACAAGTTATAGCACAATAGGATTTGGTACATCCTTTACAGATTCTTACGTAACTATAAAGCCACAAGTATATGGTGGCTCAGCAGGCAATTCACAATTTTTTGAATTCGGTGTAGAAGCTGATGCACCAGGAAATCCTGCTTCAGACAGTTCTACTGCAACACTAAGCTCAGGTGGTTATTATAGATTAGAAATATTAGTAACAAGAAGTGACAGTACTACACAAACACTAATTTTTAATAAGCCGTATGTTAGCAGTAGTAATCCTAGATTACACGCAAGGTCAGAGGATTCAGAAACGGATTAAGATAAATAATAGAAACAATAGAGTAAATTAAAATGGCACAACCGACAACAAGAAACGAATTTAAAGACTGGGTTTTAAGAAAGCTTGGTGCGCCTGTCATTGACATTAATGTTTCTGATGAGCAAGTTGAGGATCGTATTGATGAAGCAATAGATTATTGGAGAGACTATCATTATAATGGAAGCCAATTAGTATACTTAAAACATCAGCTAACTCAAACTGATAAAGATAACGGATACATTACTTTACCGTCAACATTACTTGGTATTTCAGGCATCTTTAATATGCAGTCAAGTATTTCAACCGGTTCAGGTATCTTTAATGTTCAGTATCAGTTTGTTCTAAATAACCTTGAAGATATCACGGGCTATAATATTACAAATTATTATATGGCAATGTCTCACATGGAATTCCTATCAGAAATGCTTGTAGGTAAACCAAGAATAAGATATAATAAACATGTAAACAGACTATACATTGATATGGATAAAGATTTGTTAGTTGTAGGTGAGTATGTTATTATTGAAGCCTATGATGTAATAGATGCTACTACATATTCCGATGTGTGGTCAGATCGTTGGTTACAAAATTATACCTCTGCTTTAATTAAAGAACAGTGGGGGTCAAACTTAACTAAGTTTAGTGGAATGCAATTAGTTGGAGGAGTATCATTTAACGGGGAACAAATTTTAGCAGACGGACGTGAAGAACGAAGATTAATGGAAGAGGAAGCCGTCAATAATTTACAGCCTCTATCATACAACTATATTGGGTAGAGCATGGCAACTAATGTATTCTTTAATAATTACGCTCGAATCTCAGAGCAAACCTTAATTGATGATTTAGTAATTGAATCCATCAAACAATATGGTGTTGATGTCATTTACATTACAAGAGCAATTAAAGGCCGTGATAATATATTCAATGAAGATGACTTTCCAGAATATAACGAAACTTTTGAATTTGAAGCCTATGTTAAAAATATGGAAGGCTTTGAAGGAGAAGGTGATTTCCTATCTAAGTTTGGATTACAAATAAGAGACCAATTAACACTTACTGTTGCTAATAGAACTTTCGAAAGACACGTGACTCGAGAAGTTGTTGATCTTATTCGCCCAAGAGAAGGCGATCTAATTTACTTCCCACTTAATGAAAAGATTTTTGAAATTAAGAATGTTGAGCATGAAAGCATATTCTATCAAATGGGACAAACACAAGTCTATGATATGGTATGTGAATTAATAGAATACAGTAATCAAAGATTCAACACAGGTCGTGTTAATATCGATGAATACTTTGCTGAATATAATACGGATATAATTGTTGATGCAAACAATGCAACACTTAATGCAATTTCAACTACTGATGACCTTGCTCGTAACCTTGACTTCGAGGTTGAAGGTGATAGCATATTAGATTTCTCAGAAGTAGATCCATTTAGCGAAAATATACAGATAAGTGATAACTAATGGCAATAGCAAACTATTTTTATAATTCTACGATTCGTAAATATGTTGCTTTATTTGGTACATATTTTAATCAATTAGAAGTTCGTAGAGCAAGTGCTGATGGGACATTAAATCAGAGGCAGATTGTACCTATATCATATGCACCTTATCAAAAGATATTAGTTCGTCTTGACCAAGATCCTGCATTACAAGGTGGTGCAACAACAGATGCGAGAGGACAACCTATAGGAGGACAACCATACGGAATTACATTACCTCGTATGTCTTTTGAATTAACAAGCTTTCAGTATGATGCAGAAAGAAAGGTTGCTCCTACAAGAAAAATAAGAAAGAAAGTAGTTGATGAAGCAAACGGTGGTCGTAGATTTGTATATTCAGGAACTCCATATAATATGGGATTCAGTTTATACATTATGGCAAAATACAACGAAGATGCTGTTAAACTATTAGAACAAATTTTACCATTCTTTAATCCAGATTTTACAAGCACCGTAAATTTGATTACTGGGTTAGAGCCAATTGATGTACCTCTAATTTTGAATGATGTGCAATCAGAAGATATTTACGAAGAAGCCTTTACACAAAGAAGAAGTATATTATATACATTAAACTTTACAATGAAAGGTTGGTTCTTCGGACCTGAAAAGGATAAGAACACAATTAAATTTATTGATGTTCGTTACGCAAGTACTGATCTTGCGAATACATCGTTTGAAGAATTTCAAACAATACAACCTGGGTCGACTGCTAATAATGTTGCGACCACGGATATAACACAAACAGTTGATTATAGCTTAATTGAATTTGATGACAACTGGGACTTTATCGAGCAGATCTCTGATACTGAACCTAGTTAAAGAAGGAACAATATGATGAAAATTGGATTTACTTGTAGTAGCTTTGACCTACTTCATGCTGGACATGTTCAAATGCTGAGAGATGCAAAAGAGCAATGTGATTATTTAATTGTAGGATTACAAATGGATCCTGCCATTGACCGACCTAAAGAAAAGAACCCTCCTATACAAACTATCGTCGAGAGATATACACAACTAAAAGCTGTAAGTTATGTTGATGAAATCATTCCGTATTCAACCGAAAGAGATCTTGAAGATATATTAGAATTATATACAATTCATGTTCGTATCTTAGGTGAAGAATATAGAGATAAAGAATTTACAGGAAAAGATATTTGTCGTAAACGAGATGTTGAACTATTTTTCAATAAAAGAGATCATAGATTTAGTACATCGTCTTTGAGAAAATCTTGTACTTGGGTGAATAAGGACGGCGATTGGAAGATGACTGCTGAGGGATAAATAATACTATGACTGATGATAAAATAGCACAGGCACTTAATATGAGACCACTTGAAGAAGTTGAGGCTGAGAAACAAGAAGCATTAGACAGATTAAATCCAGAAAAACTACCTGACCTTCCAATCAATTCTTTTTCAACAAACGAAGATGTTGAATTGGTGCAAGAAAGTGTAGACGATGTGAAGAATTTGCCGCAAGAAAGTGTAATGCAACCTCCTGCTGTTATATCAAAAGAAGCCGAAGAAAACTTAAAAGATATTGAATTGGCAAAAGCTAACATCGAGAATATTATTAATCTTGGTGATGATTCAGTTAAAGAGATGGTTGAAATCGCAAAACAGTCTGAATCACCTCGAGCATTTGAAGTTGTATCAACTCTTATGAAAACATTGCTTGATGCAAACAAAGATTATGTTGAAATGTCAACAAAGAAAAGATATGCTAAAGAAGAAGATACTTCAAACCAAGCTCAAATTACAAACAACAATTTAATAGTATCTACAGCAGATTTATTAAAAATGATAAAAGGCGATAATGAGAATGGATAGAGGATATCTTGGTAACTCTTATCTTAAAAAGATTGGAGAGCAAATTGAATTTACTCCGGAAATGTTAAAGGAGTATATGAAATGTTCACAAGATCCTGTTTACTTCGCCGAAAACTATATTAAAATCGTACATGTTGATAAAGGTTTAGTTAATCTAAATATGTATGATTATCAAAAAGAGATCACAAGAAAGATTACAGACTCAAGACGTGTTGCTGTATTAACCGCAAGACAGAGTGGTAAAACTACAACGGCAACCGCTGTTATATTGCACTACATCTTATTTAATGAATTCAAAACAGTTGCTATATTAGCAAACAAGGGTGATGCTGCAAGAGAGGTATTAAGCCGTATTCAATTAGCTTATGAAGCTTTACCTAAATGGATGCAGCAAGGTATTGAAGAATGGAATAAAGGTAACATAACTCTTGAGAATGGTTGTAAGATATATGCAGGAACAACTACTTCAAGCGCCATTCGTGGTAAGTCTATTTCCTTTCTATATCTTGATGAGGTTGCATTTATTGAAGGCTTTGATGAATTCTTTGCTTCTGTATATCCAACAATATCATCAGGTCAAAGTACAAAACTATTAATGACTTCTACTCCAAATGGTTTGAACCACTTTTGGAAAACATGTAAGGGTGCTAAAGAAGGTACAAATGGTTATGAATATGTTGAGGTTATGTGGCACGATGTACCTGGTAGAGATGAAGTATGGAAAGACGAAACTCTCGAAGCATTAGACTTTGACATGGAAAAATTTAATCAAGAGTACTGCTGTCAATTTTTAGGCAGTTCAGGAACTCTTATAAGTGGAGCCAAGCTTAAAGAACTTGCTCCTTCACGCCCAATTACTGAAAGCGAGAATGTAACGCAATACGAAAAGGCCGAGCCGGGTCACTCGTATGTAATGACGGTCGATGTATCAAGAGGTAAAGGATTAGACTATTCAACCTTTACTATAGTTGATGTAACGGAAATGCCGTATAAGCAAGTTTGTTGCTTTCAGGATAATACCATAAGTCCAGTAGACTTTGCCTCCGTTATATATAGAATAGGGCTGATGTATAATGAGAGTGCTATTTTGATTGAGATTAATGATATCGGTGAACAAGTTGCTGATGTACTCTTAATGGACTACGGCTATGAGAATCTTCTCTTCACGGAAAATGCTGGACGAGCAGGAAAGCAAGTTTCAAGTGGTTTTGGAGGGAAGCGTGCAGATCATGGAATACGAACAACACGAAGTGTAAAATCTAAAGGTTGTTCTATATTGAAACTATTAATTGAGCAGAATCAGTTAATAATACAAGATTATAATACAATACAGGAGTTATCACGATTTTCCAAAAAGGGTAATTCTTATGAGGCTGAAGCGGGATCTAATGATGATCTCGCAATGAATTTAGTTTTATTTGCTTGGTTATCAGACCAAAGGTTCTTTAGAGAACTGACAGATATTAATACATTAGCGGCTTTAAAAGAAAAAACAGAACAACAGCTTGATGAAGAATTGTTGCCTTTTGGCTTTATTGATACAGGAGATCCTATAGCTGATGAGCAAGGTTGGATCGAATATCCTCAACGAAGTTTTGAGATATAACATTTTTTATAAATAAAACTGTGATAACTATAAATTAAAAAATAGGTTTAAATAGATAATAATTTAAAGGAGAATAATATGGCTTTTTCCGTAAGTCCTTCCGTAATTGTTCGAGAGGTGGACGCATCAGCATCGGTTCCTGCCATCGCAACGCCGCCTGCAGCAGTAGCTGGTGTTTTCAGATGGGGTCCTGTTGGCGAGGCAGTACTTGTTTCTTCAGAGAATGAATTAGTAAACCGTTTCAGTACACCTGATAACGATAACTATGAAACATTCTTTGTAGCAGCAGATTACCTTTCATATGCAAATGCTTTATATGTAGCTCGTGTCGATAATGGCGCAGTTGCTGCATCGGCTTCCGATACGTCAAATGCTAACAGTGCATTACATACGTTTGGTTCATTCGATGCTAAATATCCTGGGGATCTTGGTAATTCCTTGGAAGTTGCATATGTTAAAGATACTAACTTCGCTTCAGATATTATTGTTGTAGGTGATATTCCTTCAACAAGAATAAGTGGAAACAGCGAACAGCAGAACACCAATCAAACAACTACTTTTAACGCAACCTCATTAAGTTTCGAAGTTGCACCATCAAATAGAATTACAGTTGCTAATGTCGCTGATGGCGATATTTTTGTAATCGGTAACGATTCAGTTGGATACCAATCAATCCCAGTTTCTTCAATCACTGAAGAAGCAAGAGATTCAGCTGGTGATCCTACTGCGAATACAGTATTAACTACCGCATACCACTACACAGTTGCTTTAGATCAAGCGTTTAGGCTTCCTGAAACTGATTTGAATAAACTTTCCATTGAAAAGAAATGGGGATATTCAGGTTCTTTCGGTAAGGCACCACAAACTGGTAACTATCACATCGCCGTTATTGACGAAGATGGAGCAATCAGTGGAACAGCAGGAACATTATTAGAAACATATTCTGATGTATCAGTTTCAAGTACAGCAAAACTATCAAGTGGTAAAACAAATTACTATAAAGAAGTTATTGAGCAAGAATCGTCTTGGGTAAAAGTTGCTAATACAACGCATTTTGAATCGAAAACAAAAGAATACGAATCATTAGCAAATGGAGATGCAGGTAGAACTGAAACAGCGGCAACGTTGGCAGATCTTGCTGCAGGATACGATTTGTTTAAGAGTTCAAATGAAATTGATGTTTCTTTTGTATTACAAGGTAAAGGTGATGATGCAGGTAATCTTGCTACATACCTTATCTCTAATATTGCAGATTACAGAAAAGATACGATCGCGTTTATCTCTCCTGCTAAATCTGACGTAGTTGACGAAAGTAAAACAGAAACTAAACTCGCAAATGTAATTGCATATAAGAATGCTTTACCTAGTTCTTCATACTATGTAATGGATTCAGGTTACAAATACAGATACGACAGATACAACGATGTATATAGATACACTCCACTCAATGGTGATATAGCAGGTCTTGCTTCAAGAGTTGAACCTTTTGAATCTCCTGCCGGTTTCCGTAAGGGTGTAATCAAGAATGTTGTGAAGCTTGCCTTTAATCCTAACAAGGCTCAAAGAGATCAATTATACAGTGCTGAAGTTAACCCAGTAATGAGTCAAGTAGGTCAAGGAATTGTCCTATTCGGTGATAAGACAGGTTTAGGTCAGAACAGTGCATTTGATAGAATCAATGTTAGAAGACTGTTTATTGCAGTTGAAAAGGCAATCGCAAATGCTGCTCAATCGTTCTTATTTGAAATGAACGATGAATTCACTCAAGCTCAGTTCAAAGGAATTGTTGAACCATTCTTGAGAGATATTCAAGGAAGAAGAGGCATTGTTGATTTCAGAGTAGTTTCTGATGAAACAGTTAATACGCCAGCAATTGTAGATCAAAGTAAGTTCAGAGCTAATATCTTTATTAAGCCTGCACGTTCAATCAATGTAATTGAGTTGACCTTTGTTGCTACAAGAAGCGGGGTTGAGTTTGAAGAAATTGTTGGGTCGCTCTAACAGTATAAATATTTTTAAATAAAGGAGAATAAGAATGGCATTTAATATTAATGAGTTCAAATCGCAGCTTACTGGCGGTGGTGCTCGTTCCAATCTATTCCAAGTGCAAATCCTCAACCCAGTAGATCCGTCTGCCGACTTTAAGGCGCCGTTTATGATTAAGACTGCAGGCTTACCTGCATCTGATGTAGCATCATTTACGGTTCCATATTTTGGAAGACAGGTTAAATATGCTGGTGACAGAACATTTGCTGATTGGGAAGTAACAGTAATAAATGATGAAGATTTCTTAGTACGTAACTCATTGGAAGCGTGGTTGAATGCGTTAAATTCGCATGATTCAAATGTACGCGCATTACCGCAGGATTATAAATCCAATGCATTGATTACTCAATACAGTAAAAGCGGTGATCCAATTAGAACGTATGTTTTTGAAGGTCTGTTCCCGACTTCGGTTTCACAGATCGCAATGGATTGGTCAACTAACGACTCAATTCAGGAATTCACTTGTACCTTCTCATATGATTTATGGAAAGTTGAAGGTGCGACCGGTATTCCGACTACATAATTAAATAGGTGATATTTTGAAAATTTTTGGCTTTGATATAAAGAGGGCAGAGGAGGAGACCACAATACCGGTCTCGTTTGCCGAACCCTCTAATGAAGATGGAGCAATTACGGTTGGTAATGCTCTAGGTGGATTTTATAATACAATTTTGGATATGGAAGGTTCCGCTAAAACGGAATCTGAACTTATTACAAAATATCGTCACATGGCAATGCAACCTGAAATAAGTCAGGCTCTGGATGACATTGTGAACGAAGCAATTAGTGTTGATACAGATGATAGGGTTGTTGAGATCTCATTAGGAGAAACTGAATTACCTGATAAAGTAAAGAAGACTATTGTTAAAGAATTTGATAATATACTTGCATTATTTGATTTTACAAACAATGCATATGATATGTTTTCAAAATTTTACGTTGATGGAAGATTAAATTATCATATTATTATTGACCCTGAAGATGTAAAGAAAGGTGTAATAGAATTAAGATATGTTGATCCTCGTAAGATCAAATTAATTAGGGAAGTAGACAAGAAGACTAAAGATAAGCATTCTGGTATACCAACTAAAAAGGTAAAGAATGAATATTATATGTATTCTGAAAATGGTTTTCAGAATGCAGGTACAGGAGCCGGTGGCTCCACAAGTACATCAGGAATAAAAATTGCGAAGGACTCTGTAGCAAGAGTAACTTCAGGCTTGATGAATGAGAATAACAGTTTAGTATTATCTCATTTACATCCAGCAACGAAAGCATTAAATCAGCTTCGTATGTTGGAAGATGCTGTTGTTATATACACATTAACGAGAGCACCAGAAAGAAGGATTTTTTATATTGATGTAGGTAATTTGCCAAAGAATAAGGCAGAGCAGTATTTAAGAGATATGATGGCTCGCCATAAAAACAAATTACAATATAATTCTGGTACAGGTGAAATCACCGATGCTAGAAAAATGTTAACAATGACTGAAGATTTTTGGTTCCCTCGTAGAGGTGGCGAAAGATCAACAGAGGTAGATACTTTAGCTGGTGGTAATGCACCAGGTTTGAGTGGAAACGAAAACTTAGAGTATTTTCAACGTAAATTATATAAGGCGTTGAAAGTACCCTTAACTCGTTTAGAGCCAGAAGCAATGGCAACCTTTGGTAGAACGTCCGAGATTACTCGAGACGAATTAAAGTTTGGCAAATTTATTAGAAGAATTAGGACTCGTTTTTCATGGTTATTTAATGTTGTTTTAGAAAAACAGTTAGTACTCAAAGGTATATTAACACCTGAAGAGTTTAACGAAATTAGAAACGACTTAAGGTATGACTTTGTTAAAGATAATTATTTTGAAGAATTGAAAGAAGCTGAAATTTTGAGAGAAAGATTGAATACTCTCAGAGATATATCAGAATATACTGGAAAGTATTTCTCTCATCAGTGGATTACACGTAATGTTCTTCAAATGACTGACGAAGATATGCAATCAATGGAAGATGAAATTCAGCAGGAAAAGGACGCTGGAGGTCATCAAGACGATGATAATCCTTTTTAATATAAATAGGTAATATAAATTAAACATTAGGGACTAAACATGAAAAATTTTAAAGATCTAGTTTCGGAAGTTGCCCAGCCAAAGTCTCCCGAAGAAAAGCGCTTTAAGGATCAGCACACAATTGAATTAATACGTCATCCTGTTGCTCCTGACCACGTTTTTACCGGAGAGATAGCAGGCAAGAAAGATGCAAAGAGACCTGCTGATAAGGTTAACGACGAAGCTGACTACGACAAAGCGTATGCCAAGAAGAAAACACAAACTTTACCACAAAGAGGAACAGGAGATGGTAAGGATCTTGACGACGTTAAAGAATCAAAGAAATCCATAACTGAAATCCTTGGAGTAAATAAAAAGGTTAAAGAATCAGACAAAAAGAAAGATGATTCAATGGAAGAAGAAGCAGCAATGCCTTCAAAATCCCATGTTATGGATATGTGCAAAGATGGATTAACCTTTGCAGAAATCAAAAAGATGCACCCAGAAGCAGATGAAGATGAACTTAAAGCAATGGTAGATGCATGTAATGATGAACTTGGAGAAGGTAGTTGTAGCGGAGATCGTCTTAATGCAGAAAAGAAACCTGAGAAAAAAGTTAAAAAAGAATCAGATACAGAAGCGGCGGACACATTGGAACAACAACCAAAAGTCGCAAAGCCAAAGCCAAGCCAAGTTACAATAAAAGATTCAAACGGTAAAACAATCAGTCTAACATTCAAAGAAATGTTGAATAAAGTTTCCACAGAGGAAGAATTGCTTGAAAGTCCCCAACAAGAAATTCCTATGATGATGAAACAGTTAGAATTTATATGTTATGCATCAAATGAGATTGCTGATTACCTTGGTGAAAATGTAGATCCTGAAGAGTGGTGGCAAAATAAATTAGCAGAAGTATTCTCAAATGTTAAATCATTATATGCATATGCTAAAGGCGAACAAATGGTAAGTGGCCGTCCAATGGGAGCGGCAAAGGTATTCGCCAAAGCCTTCGGAGAATCTATTGAAGCAGGAACGTTTGATTTAGAAAATGCAACTTCAGTTGAAATCACAGAAGAAGATGCAGCAATATTAAATAAAATGTTCGAAGAATTAACTGAAACAAATTCTAAAGAAATGTGGAAAGTTATGGTTGCTGATGAAGCAGGATATAGTGAAATATTGGAATTTGCCAAGAATAACTTATAAATAGGTAAAAGCTATGAATTTAATAACAGAATATACAGAGAGTTGCGAAGTAATCACCGAAGCTAAAGAAGACGGTAAAAAGAATTACTTTATTGAAGGTATCTTTATGCAAGGAGATATCAAAAATCGCAACGGAAGAATTTATCCAAGCTCGACGCTAGAAAGCGAGATGAATCGTTATCAAAATGAATTTATTGATACAAAGCGCGCTCTTGGAGAACTAGGTCACCCTGATGGTCCACAAATCAACGGGGATCGTGTTTCGCATTTGATTACTGAAATGAGACGCGATAAGAACGATTTTTATGGTAAGGCTAAAATCTTATCAACACCTATGGGGGAAATCGTTAAAAGCCTATTAGACGAAGGAGTAAAGATTGGAGTTTCGACTCGAGGTCTTGGTTCGGTCAAGGCAGGTAGAGATGGAGTAATGGAAGTACAAAAGGATTTCCACCTTTCTACTGTTGATATTGTTACTGACCCTTCAGCACCAAACGCGTTCGTAAATGGTATCATGGAGAACGTAGAGTATTACTACGATATAGCTTCTGGTAACTGGAAAGCAACACAAGTTGTTGAACAAGTACAGGAAGAAGTTGAAAAACAATATAGAAAAGTAGTAAAGACTATTGATGAAGCAACGGCAACAAGAATGTTTGAAACATTCGTTCGTTCTTTGAGAAACTAACTTTTTATAAATAAAATAGACAAGTTTATTATAATTAGATATTTGTAAATTAAAAACAAATTTAAAGGAGAAAATAATGGCAAACGTAGAAGAAAAATTCGTTGCTGATGATGGAGTCTCAAGTGTACCTGATGCTGTAACACCTGAAGGTGGAGAAGGCAAAAAGGACAAGCTGAAGAAGACAACAACTGACGAGCCAAAAGGAGCTGCTGACGCTAAGAAAGTAACACCTGACCAAGGCGATGCAGGCAAGCCTGTACCTACTGCTGAAGAAACTGAGGCTGAAGCTGAAGTTGAAACAGTAGAAGAAGTAGTTGTAGAATCTTCAATTGAGTCAATCATTGAAGGCGAAGAATTATCAGAAGAATTCAAATCTAAAATATCTTTAGTATTTGAAGCCGCATTAAACGAAGAAGTCGCAAAGCAGACTGAAACAATTCGCGAAGAGTTAACAAAATCTTTAGACGAAACATTAGAAGAAACTGTTGCTGAGAAATTAGAAGCAATTACAGAAAATGTTGATAAGTATTTAGATTACGTTGTCTCTGAATGGATGACTGAAAATGAAATTGCTATCGAATCTGGAATTAAGGTTGAGATGGCTGAATCATTAATGTCAGGTCTTAAGAACTTATTCGTTGAGCACAACGTATCAGTTGATGAAGAATCAGTTGATGTTGTAGCAAACTTAGAAACAACAGTTTCTGAATTAGAAGGTAAAGCAAACGATTTAGTAAACGAGAATATCGACTTACAAAAACAAATTGCTACTTTTAAAGCAGAACAAAAATTTGACGAACTTGCAGAAGGTTTATCTGAGAATCAGGTAGAGCGTTTGAAAGTATTGTCTGAAAAGCTTGATATTGAAGATCTTGATGCATACGCAGAAAATCTTCAAGTAATTAAGGAATCATTCTTCAGTGATAAGCCGATTGTTGAAAAACATGACGTCCAGGAAGAGAATGATGAAATTATTCTAGAGGAACAGGAAGTAACTAAACCAGCTTCTGAGCACACCTCTATTAATGCTCTTGTTGAAGCTTTCAACACTAGAAAATAAGAATAATTGAATTTGGTTTTTTAAATTAAATTTAACTTAAAGGAGATCCAAAATGGATAACTATACAAGACTAGTGGAAAAGTGGGAGCCTATCTTAGCGCATGAATCTTTTTCACCAATTACTGATTCTCACAGGAAAGCAGTTACAGCTACTATCCTAGAGAATACAGAAAAAGCACTCATGGAATCAGGTGACTTATCTGCTAACATGACTAGCCTTCTTTCAGAGGCACCTGCTAACGACGCCGGAACTGGCGGATTTGGCGGTGGAGCTACTGCAGGCGGTCCTGTTGCTGGTTACGACCCTATCCTTATCTCATTAGTGAGACGTGCTGTACCTAACTTAATCGCATACGACATCTGTGGTGTTCAGCCTATGACAGGTCCTACAGGACTTATCTTCGCAATGCGTTCAAGATACAGCTCACAATCTGGTGCAGAAGCAATGTACAACGAAGCTGATACAGACTTCGCTGGAGACGGTACACATGCTAACACACTTCCTAATGCTAATACTGCGTTGATTACAACTGGTACTGGTATGGGTACAACTGAAGCTGAAGCTTTAGGTGATGGTAATGGTACTAACTATGCAGAAATGGCATTCTCAATCGAGAAGGTTACTGTATCTGCTAAGACTCGTGCCCTAAAGGCTGAGTATACAACTGAGCTTGCTCAGGATCTTAAGGCTGTTCACGGCTTAGACGCTGAAACAGAACTTGCTAACATTCTTCAAACTGAAATCTTAACAGAGATCAACCGTGAAGTTGTTAGAACAATTTATACTAACGCTGTTGTTGGTGCCGCTGGTACTGCATCTGCTGGTGTATTCGACCTTGACGTTGATTCTAACGGAAGATGGTCAGTTGAGAAGTTCAAAGGCCTAATGTTCCAAATCGAGCAAGAAGCAAATGCTATTGCTAAAGACACAAGAAGAGGAAAAGGTAACGTTGTTATTTGTTCTTCTGATGTTGCTTCAGCATTACAAATGGCTGGCGTTCTCGACTATACTCCTGCTCTTAACTCTAACTCTTTAGAAGTTGATGACACAGGTAATACTTTTGCTGGTGTTCTTAACGGAAGATTCAGAGTATATGTTGATCCTTTCGCAGGCGGAAACTACTTAGTAGTTGGTTATAAGGGTTCATCTGCATTCGACGCAGGTTTATTCTATTGCCCATACGTACCATTACAAATGGTTCGTGCCGTTGGTGAAAATAGCTTCCAACCAAAAATTGGTTTCAAAACTCGTTACGGTATGGTTGCTAATCCTTTCGCAGAAGGCGATGCAGGTTCGCAAGGACTTGGTAGACTTCAGCAGGATACCAACAAGTATTACAGAAAAGTTCGTATTTCTAACTTATTCTAATACTAAGAGTTTAGGTCAACTAAACCACGCAAACGATTCTTCGGAATCATTGAGAAGGACTCCAATCGGGGTCCTTCTTTTTTTTACCATACGAAATTAGACCAAGGTTCATAACAACCTTGAACACCAATAGCAGAGTTATCACAACCTCTTGCGTCGTCAAAGATCTCTAAACCGATTTCATCGAACTCAGAAACATTAAAGGTAACTGGTGAATAAGTTCCATAATGATAGTCAACAGACATAGGCTTAATAACAATACTATCTTCGTTAAACTCCTTGATGTAACCAACAATTCTTTTACCTTCAAATTTATATTGGCACTGTTCAATTCCATTTGGATCCATACCAAGTGCAACCCAATTAGCAAATAAAGTCTTTTTCATTAACCTGCCCTCATTTCAAACTGTTCATCAATAAAGTGTTCCAACTGTTCTCCTTCGAGACCAAGAGCTTCACCTTCTTCTTTCAATTGTTCTAAAACAATTTCATTCCATTCACAACTCATAATTAACTCCTTTTCCTTTAATATACAACAATTATACTCTATATGAGAGCAATTGTCAATAGTTTTATGAGAAAAAGTTTAATTATTTTTTAGAGAAATAAGATCGAATCAGAAAGATTCTAGTGTATGCCACTATAGTCATAACTAAAGTGACCAGAGTGCCCAACATGACAGGGTCAGTAATACCAAACCGTTCTATATAGATATACAACAAAAAGAGGTTTAGAGGGTAATTTATGGCTAGGCCGGTTGCGATTTGAAATGAAGTTTCTTTATGAATTCTTTTTGTTTCTGGTTTCATTTTATGTTTGTGCCGAGTTCACGACCAATAGTAATGTATTCTTCAATAGGTCCATGATTAAGACTTAATTGCTGAGTTTCAAAATTCTTTGCTATCATGTGTATTGTCTTATTATCTATATATGAAAGTACACCAATAGGAGTATGACAATCTCCATCTATTTCTCTTAACATTGCCTTCTCTGCCATTGCACAAAACCAAGTATCAATATGATTCTTTGACCAAAGCTTTGCGAAAATTGCTTCATCACGCTCATCGTTTAGCTTACGTGTTTGTAAAGCAATAACTCCTTGATTAGGAGCAGGTATCATATCTGCTGTTCCAAATATTCTACTTGCTTTTATAGTAAGTCCTAAAGCATCAAGACCTGCCTTTGCTAAAACAATTGCATCATATTCTCCATTTTCTTGTTTCGCAATACGAGTATCTATATTACCACGAATAGGAACAATCTCTGCACCTGGATAAAGATCCATTAATTGATACATTCTTCTTGGACTGCTTGTACCTATTGTTCTTGGATTAACTGCATTACCTATTAAACAATCTCTAAAGTCAGCTCTTGGTAATACACAAGGAATATCTAACAAGTGATCGTTATCTCTTGTCATGTCTTTCATTGCATGGCATGCAATATCAATATGATGTTCTATTAATGCGGCTTCTATTTCTTTTGTGAATACACCCTTTCCACCCATTTCTTGGATTGGTGTCTTTGGGTTAAGATCTGCTGTGGAATCTATAAGGACTTGTGTTGTGTCAAACTCTAAATGTTTTTGAGCTGCTTTAGTATAGGCAAGAGCAAGCTTTGATTTTCGAGTTCCAATTAATGGTATCATATTTTGTCCTTATCTTGGTAGCCCGTAGGAGAATCGAACTCCTGTTGCATGGATGAAAACCATGTGTCCTAACCACTAGACGAACGGGCCGAATAAAAAAACGGCGGATCTTCCATATACGCCTATCAAAGGTATGTCAAGATCCGCCTAGGTATTGAACTTCAGTGTCACAATCGTCATTTGGTCTTACTGCCTTTCTAAAGGACCTGATGACTAATCAGGGATTTCAAACTACCTTAGTGATTGGAAATATTGTGTTAACGCAATTCGTTAAATAATGTGGAATTGTTAATCGTAATATTCCAATCGAAAAAACTTAAAAATTCGTGGGTACGTCTCTCGGACTTATCTGTTACTTGTTAACTCCAGTCTCGGAGGTAGCAAACTACCTCTATACCTAAAGGAGAAAGATCCTAGACTGCCGTCTTGTGTTGGTTTGGGTGCAAACCTAAACCCTATCTCTTTCACAGTGCGCGGTTCGTAACCGACTTCAGTATCGAGCGTTTCTTCATACACGGAGACGCTTTGATACCCACTCTATTGATTTCGTTCTGACCCGTATAATTACATGTATTCCTACATCGGCCCTCTCATTACTCTGTGAATATATCTGTTACGATGGGATATATTCAACAGCTTCAGCTGCCGGTCGGGTTGTCCACCTATATATTAGAGCCTTCCGATTGATAAGATCTTCTATTCGACTCAGGTTCTCTACTCACCGATTGTCTCTGTCGGTGGGGTGTTTCCCTCAATATACGATTATTATACTATAGTTCTTTATGAATGTCAATAGTTTTTGTGAAAAAAGTTTAATTATTTGATAATATGAAATCTGCTACGTCAGAATCCTCGGTAGCTTCAACAATACAAGGAATTCCTCTTGCATCCATTTTATCAACAAAATCTCTTGCATGCTTATATCTCATCTCACCTTGGTCAATTTTTTCCATTGTGGATGGATTAATAATAGAGACATTAAATAATGTAAAATCGGTAATCATACTTCAGCAATACTCGACTTATGAATTACAGTTGATTCCAACCTACCATACTTATCGTATGTATACACAGTTTGTTGCTGATGATCTCCATGCACTTGAGTTGTTACTTTTACAACTCGCGTATCATACTCAACTTTATTGAAATAATTGGTTGGCCACATTGGGCTGATAGGAGTAACTTCCATTTATAGATCCTCTTCCAAATCGTCATACCTGACTAATTCTATTTCGTTGTTTTCATCTCTTCGAGTTCTAATATACTTCATATCAATTAAAGTATCAATAGTTTCTTGAGTGATTCTTTTTGTTTCTTTATACGATGTCATGGGAGCAAAAGAATAACCTACAGCAGTAAATATGGCTGCAGTAACCCAATACATCCAAACATCCATACTAATCTCCATGGCGTGCTAACACCGCGTCGATGATTCTTTCCTGCGGAGAAGCATTCATATCAACTCTTTCAGCAGGTTCATCGGTTGCTATGAAGCCATATTCGATTGACATCTCATATAGCTGATCTTCGGACATAGTTCTTAAACAAGCGCGCAGCAAATCATCTTTACTGATGACTCGTCTGTTAGCGTCTTCGAACAATTGGTTCGACAAATTCTTTCCCATATTACACTCCTATTAATACCATAATTATAATTTAAGCAACTTCAGTTGCATTCCACCATTCAGGAATGTCACGTTTGGACCATGTCATACTAAAACGCTTTTGCTTTGTATGATAAAATGCGCGGTATGATTCTACCGCATCTTCAGATATGCATTCTGGATTTGATGCCATCGCAAGTCTGAATGGTGTTCTTTTATTTGACCTATGGATATTCACAGGAGGTGCCTTTAAGGCCTGTCTTAGTTTTCTATCGGTTGCATGTATCTTTCCATACCTATGCGTGTATTCATCACACAATGCAACAAAATGTTTATAGTGCCAATTATAGTTGGCTGAATTTTCTCTTGTCCAAATAGTACATGGATGATTGAAATGACATGCTTTATACAATGTCCTTTCTCTTTCTTTGTCTTCAAGATAAAAGTATTGTAGCATAGAACCACTCTTTGATGGTCTACGCTCCATTATGCCGTCAATCATACGATGAGTTGTTGAAAGCATTTGTGCAGATTCAATAACCATCTTAACAACATGTTTATCACATTGCTGTTGAGCAGCTTTAATTGGGTCGTCGTCTAAAATAAAAAGATTCATAATGTCTATTATATCAAAAGTTTAATTAAATGTCAATAGTTAACCTTCGTATTCAATTCCTAAGTGTTCGCCTTCATTAAAATGATAGCCCATTGATTTCATAAAATTTTCTAATACTCCAATCATCTCATCTTTGCTCAAATCTTTTTCCATTACGTCAATGGTGATTCGTGTATTAGTTGAACTTGCATCTTCGTATGGATGGCATATCAATTGAATATATGGTTTTTCTTCAGCAGGTTTATGATTCCAAGTCATTCACCTTTCCTCTTGTTATTAGTAAGTGGTACCGCGAGTCGGACTTGAACCGACAAGGCCGTTAAGCCGAGGGATTTTAAGTCCCTTGTGTTTACCAATTTCACCACCGCGGCCTCGCATAGTGAAAAGCCCAGGGGATCCTGAGCTTCTCGGTTTTGGTCAGAACGACCTATGAAGCCTTAAGCATGGTGGCAGGAACTCTCCATACACCATCGGCAGTAGAAACCTTAACGTTTTTCTGCATTACTTTCTCAACAACTCCTGAGATCTTTTGACCTGATCTTGAATTGATGAAGAAGACAGAATCTCCTTTAGCAAAGTTGCCTGTAGCCATTTGAGCAACGTTGGTTTGATGTTGCTTAAACATTGTAGCAACTTGTTTAAAATCAGAACCTTCCATTTTAGCAAACAGAGAGTTGATTTCGAGCATTTCTTTTTTAGTTAACATATTTTCACCTTTTCCTTAATTTATATAGATATTATACTATAGTTCTTTATGAATGTCAATAGTTTTTTTCAATTATTTTCAGCTAATTCTTGCTGAGCGTAACGAATTTCAGCAAGGTCAACTTTAAGTTCAGATAGCATAGCCATTGTTTCAGGACCAAAGTAATCCTTACCCAATTGACTGTTAATTGATAGGATAGCGGTTTCAGCGTTCTGAATTGCACTAACCTTTTTATCGATGTTCTTAACTACTTCCATGATTTATACTCCTGAAGCAACGAAAGCGTGAGCAGCTTTGGACTGCGGAACCAACATAAAGATTTCGTCAAATCCGTAAAGAACATAACCGTCCAACGGATCAGTACCTTTTTCGTATTCAACCAAGTCAAACCCAGCAGGTCGAGAACCGCGAAAGGTTTGGATATCTTCAATAAGAATAGTTTCTAACGACATGATTAATTCCTTTTTCCATTTGATGTATCTATTATGGACTATTTCGCTCATAATGTCAACAACTTTTTTCAGTTTTTTTAGTTATTTTTAGAACTTTTTGTTATATCATTTATGATTGTTATTCAGTCAAAAATGTCCTCTAGTAATCATAAATGATCGTAGTATTATTGTACTACTACTTCAAACAAGACCTCTAGAAGGAGAATGGAGGCTTCTTGATTCGTATTAATAGTGACTAACGGCTACTTACAATGTATAAATAACATTGAGGGTTTTTACCTTCCGATTACAGGATACTTATGGAAGAAATATTTCAGCTTATATCAGACGTAGGTTTACCTATTGCTGGTGCCCTTACGATGGGATTCTTCATATTCATTATTATTAAACAAATCTTTGAAGGAATCATAGACAGCATCGGCACCTTAACAATGTTCGCAGAAACATTGGAGAATAGAGCAACCACAATGTCAAATGAGATGATCAAGATTGATCTTCTTGTGAGTAGTGCATTAGGATTAAATCCTGACATCGAAAGAGTAGCCCGAGCAGAAAATTTTATAGAAGATGGCAAAGTAGACGTAAGAAGAGATTAATATAATGGATGTAGCGAGTTTAGTCAGTGAGTATGGCTTTCCTGCCGTTATGGTAGTAGGTCTTGGGTATTTTGTATATTTTGTGTGGAATTTCGTTAACACAAAATTACAGCCTGAGATTGATAAGCAACACATGGCTTTAATCAAATTGATAGATAGAATGAGAATGTTAGATCAAGACTTAATACGATTACAACAGAAAGTTGATGTTGTACTGAAATATCGAGAAATTGAAGAATTGAAGAAAAAAGGTGAAAAGACTAATGAAGATTAATGGAACACATTTAGGATTGCTTGTAATAAGTTTCTATTTCACTGCGCAAGTCTGTGCAGAACCTATAGTACACAAATTCAAAAATCCGTCATTTAGCGGAGTAGGTACTGGTGCTCATTATTTAACAATTGAGAATCAGGAACACTCAAGAAAAGAACAAATCAAGGATGCTATGGAAGCAGCCGAGAGAGCAGCACAACGAGAATTAGATAACTCGACACTTTCGAAGTTTATAAGAAACCTTGAAAGTAGAATTTATGCTCAGTTAGCAAAACAGTTAGTGGACAATATGTTCTCTAACGATAATGCAGTAAGGTTTGGATCTTTCGTATTAGAAGGATCTACCGTAACCTATGAAGTAATTACGAATGCAGATGGTACTGAATTTATTAAGATGACAATTGTTGATGAAAATGGTACTACAACTGTTATTGAGATTCCGATAGGAACAGGAAACTTCGGGGGCGGTGACCCAGATGGCGGCTAAATTACTTACAGCAATTATGTCAACTCTTATCTTGGCGAGTTGCGCACAAATGCCGCAATGGTCAGAAGGACCTGCGAATTGTGAATACGGGCAAGGAAGATACGTTGAAGGATTTAACAAAACTCGAGACGAACATGGAGACGGTTTAGTACTTGACCAAATTAATACAGGCGTTCGTAAATATGTTGAGACAAAACAAATTTGTGTTGAACAGCCTCAGGTGGTTAAGTTACCTGCCTATATAGATTTACTTAATCTACCTCCTGCAGAAAATAAGCCTGTAGTAGCAGTATATGGATTTTTAGATAAGACAGGACAAAGAAAAGATTCTGTCACAGGACAGAGTTTCTCCACTGCGGTAACACAAGGTGGAACAGAATTATTAATAGATGCTTTGAAAACAGCAGGTGGTGGAACCTGGTTCAGAGTAGTAGAAAGACAAGGTATTGACGCTCTTGTAAGAGAACGTCAAATCATTCGTTCAGGTCGTGATGAAGCGGCAAAGAAACTGGGCGAAGAATCTAAGGGTGTTGGCCCACTATTGTTCGCGGGAATGATAATTGAGGGCGGCATCATTGGTTATGATAGTAATGTAAAAACAGGAGGCCGCGGAGCAAGGACGCTCGGAATTGGCTTTAGTAGACAATATCGTCAGGATGTCGTGACTGTCTCCGTACGTGCAGTATCCGTTCTTACAGGTGAAATATTATTAAACGTCCAAACGAAGAAATCAATTCTGAGTTACGGCTCAGGAGGAGACGTCTTCCGCTTTATAGAGCAAGGTACTCAGTTGATTGAATACGAGGACGGAGTTGGTAATAATGAAAGTGTAACATACGCGGTACGAACAGCAATTGAAGCTGCCGTGCTAGAGATGGTGTATCAGGGTCACGAACGTGGCTTCTGGACAATTAACGATAAAAAAGAGGAAGAATAATGATACGTAAAATATTAGGCCTATCTTTATTATGTGCGTTTTCTTTCAATGCGCATGCGCAAGCGACTGACGACAATGAAATCAATATCGACCAAACTGGTGATACTTTAACATTGTATGTAGATCAGTATGGATATGGTAACAAGATCGGATTGGATAACTTTTCAACCGGATCAAGTGCTATGCCGATAACAGGTTCTTCATTAACATTTAATATTGACCAAATAGGAAATGAAAACTTGTTCTTTGGTACTTATATCGGTGACAGTACAACTGTTAACGCTTTATTTACTGGAGATTCTAACTCTTGGGATTGGAACGTAGGTTATATTGGTTCATCCGATACTTCAACAATTGATGTTGATATTACTGGTGATTCAAATACTATGGACTTTGACCAAGGTTATAACGCAAGTGCAGAAAGATTAGACCTTGACTTAACGGTTATTGGAGACAGCAATATTTTTGATGTTGACATTGACGTTGACGACGCTGTGTGGAATATGGATATCACAGGCGGAAGCAATAACATCAACACAATGCAGAAAGACGGAGCAGAGCATGAAATTAACTTGACTCACGTTGGGTCTTCTGCTGATATTGATATTAACCAATTATCTGGAACATGCCCTACAGGCGTAAGTACTTGTAATGGTATTATCACACTAGATATTGATAGTGAAAATGCTACAATCCAAATTAATCAGAAAGACAGTTCAACAGATTCGTAATTCCAGATTCTTTGTCCTGTCTTTGTGCATGCTTCTGTCACTAGCGGCAAGTGCAAGTACAGGTGCGGCAGAGAATATTGGTGGAATTGTTGAACAGACTGGTAACGGTAAGATTGTCCGGGAAGAAGGCGCTGTACTTGATGCGGCCCTTATCCCGGACATTCAACTTAACGATACCGCAGAAACCTCTCAAGGAAGAATGCTTATTCGATTCTTGGATGAAGCAGAGCTTTCTTTAACAGAACACACAAAGGTATACATAGATAAAGTATACTACGACCCAGACCCAAGTAAATCAAAAATGGCAATGCGTATGGCATTAGGCACAGCTCGGTTTGCGTCTGGTCGTTTAGGAATGGTCAATAAGAATAATATTGATATTCAAACACCCACGGCAACGGTATCAGTTCGTGGAACAGATTTTACAACAACCATTGACGAGTTAGGTAGATCACTTGTAATACTTCTACCTGACCAATATGGTAATCCTTCAGGCGTTATTGATGTAACAAATAACGGTGGTACAATTACTTTAGATGAAGCCTACGCTGCTACAATGGTAAGCAGTTTAGATACGGCGCCAACAAGATCAATCACAATGCAAAACATTACTCCAACAATGATTGATAATATGTTTATTGTAAGTCCACCACCTGAAGTAAAGGAAGCATTAGAAGAACAATATGAAGACGAATCAAACCAAGATCAAGGATTACTTGATTTTGACTTTTTAGAATTCAATGAATTAGAATATGATGCGTTGGAAGAAGATGCTTTAGAATTTACGGAGCTTGACATTGATTATCTTGATGTTGATTTTTTAACGGACTTATTGGATGTAGTTGAAGAACTTGTAAAAACAACTGCATCTCTTGATGATAGAGCAATATCAGGAAGTTCATTAGGAGCAGAATTAAAGGGAGCAACATTCGGTATGAATACTGACTCTCAATATAACATTTATGAATCAGCAGGAAAAATATTCTTTTATAGAAATGTCAATGGAGTAATAAATATTGCGTTCGCAGTAGATTCTTCGGTTAGGATTGAAACGAATGTAGATGGTTACGAAGGAATCATAGATCTTAACGGAGGAAATGATTCCATAATCGTAATTAGACAAGGAGGATAAATAATATTATGAAAACTCGTAGTGAACATGAAGAAAGAGCCTGGGCAAGATTTAGAAAACAAACTCCTTATATATGGACAACAAAAGACTTAGCACATGTCTTTGCGTTAGGTCTATTATTTGGTATGTTAATGTTAACCCCTTCCGTACTCGCAGACAATTTAATCACAATTGAACAGACAGGTGATAATCTAAATTTAGAGATTCAGCAATACGGTGCTGATAACGAAGTTAAAATGTTAGACCAATATTCGTTCATTAATTCATCGTCATTAGATTTATTAATTGTTCAATATAATACTACAGGTAATGATAACACAATAGTATTTGATGAAATCAATGGCACAGGTAATGAATTTAAATTAGGACAAGGTGTTGCTTTTGATAATACCACACAAGGTTGGAATTATGATGGTTACGAAGGTGGTGGTCATTATATGGAAATAGATTTATACGGTAATGATAACTTTGTTGAATGGCATCAAACAAATCAAAGTGGTGCAACTGACGGACATGATTTTAACTTACATGTTGCTGGGTCTGATAATTGGATAGATGGAAGACAACAATCTTCAGGCGCAAAAGAAGCAAACGTTACAATTTACAATTCAGACAATACTTTAACATTCAGACAAAAAGGCGCCAACGCAAACCATACAGCAAATATTACTTTAGATGGTATTTACGGAACGGATGCGCTTATCAGACAAAATAGCACAACCAATCAAACATATAACTTATCAGTAGATTGTTATACAGTTGGTGGTTGTTCAGTAAACGTGATACAAGAATAATGGAATTAGATATTTACGGAAATCCAGTAGGAACATTATATCCGGGTGATGAAGGTTGCCCTCAAGATATGATTTGTTTAACCGAAGAAGGATTTAACCAAATGCTTGCTGAAGCTGATATGCATTACAATGCGGAAACGTTTCAAGTTGAGCCGATGGGCGACGCAGAAGCTATTATAGATTTTACAACAGATTTGCTATTTTTAGATATATGGACAATTTTAAATATGGCAGTTCCTTTAACAATATTCGCAGTGTATGGATTGACTCTATATGCTGGATTCAAATGGGTACAAAAACAATTTAATTAATTATGAAAACATTATTACAAAGAACTATTCAGGATAAAGAAGTCAATTTATATCCTGTTTGGTTAATGAGACAAGCCGGAAGATATATGCCAGAATATATGGCAATGAAAGAAAAATCAAATGGCTTTTTAGATATGGCTCTTACTCCTTGGAAGGCTGCTGAAATTACAATGCAACCTATTAAAGAGTTTGATATGGATTGTGCAATTATATTCTCAGACATACTTATTGTGAATTATGCACTTGGTCAAGAATTAGATTATACGCCTGGTCCTGTTCTTGGACCATATTCAGAAAATTTTTGGAACACAACTTCAGACGAGTTTTACGAAAAGTGTAAATATGTATATGAAGCAATAAAAATAGTTAGAGAAGAACTTGACGATAGTAAATCTCTAATTGGTTTTGCTGCAGCACCATATACAATATGCAAGTATATGTGTGATGAAAAAAGATTAGATGTGGTACAAAAATTAGTACCTTATATTATTGAACATCTTTGCATGCAAATTGAAGCAGGATGTGATACAGTACAAATTTTTGATAGTCATGCTTGTGATATATCAGAAGATGATTTTTATGAATATGTCATTGAACCAACAAAGCAAATTGTTGATGTAATAAGAGCACATTATCCTGATGTATGTATCATTGCTTTTCCAAGACTTGTTGGTACAAAAATAAACGATTACATAGAACAAGTAAATCCTGATGCAATTAATATCAGTGATGATTTGCCTGTGGACGAAATAAATGCAGAAGTCATTCAAGGTGGCATTTCAGTTAAAAGATTAATAAAAGGAGAAGACATAACGCCAGTTTTAAATAAGATGAAAGACAGGCCGTATATTGTAAACCTTGCTCATGGAATTCATAAGACAACTCCAGTTGAACATGTAAGGCAACTTATAAATACGACAAAGATGTACCGTAAACATTTCGGAGCTTAATATGAAAGACGAAGTTACGATAGTTGTCCCGTGTAAAAACGAACAATTTTATATTCATCATTTGCTTGATGGATTAAAGAAACAAAAAGGTATAGAAGGTATAAGAATTTATATCGCAGATTGTTCAACCGATGACACAAGAAAGGTCATTGAAGATAATAAAGAAAATTTAGATGTTGTTATTATTGAAGGAGGACCTGTTTCAGTTGCTAAAAATAACGGAGCAGCTTTAGTAACCACACCGTATATTCTTTTCATAGATTCTGATGTTAGATTTTTTTCAAATACAGTAATCTATGATACTCTAAAACAAATGAAAGAAGAAGATTTACATTTAATAGGATTAAGTATTAAATGTTATGACAATGATTGGAGAGCAAAGATTGGCTTTTCAATGTTTAATGTAGTAAATAAGATATTGTCAAGATGGATTCCCTTTGCTGTAGGAGCGTATTGTTTAACTCGTAGAGATAAGTTTTATGAGCACGGTGCGTTTCCTTGTAAGTATCCAACATCAGAAGATTTTCACTTGTCGAGAAAATATGATCCAAAGAAATTTAAACTTGCCAAACATTACTTTGGACAAGACAGTAGAAGATTCAAGCAGATGGGATATTTTGGTATGTCCTGGTATTTAATTAAAAATTTCTTATATAGAAATAACCAAAAGCATTGGGATAATATAGATGAAAAAAGATATTGGTCATCGTAGTGTATTCATTTCAGATTTACATTTAGGTAGCAAGCACTGCAGAGACGAAGACTTATTAAAATTTCTCAAAGAAGTTAGAACAGAAAAGCTTTATTTGGTCGGTGATATTATTGATGGTTGGAGACTTCAGAAAAAATGGTATTGGCCAAACAATCATAATAGAGTAGTTAAAGAACTTATTCGTATTTCAAAATATACAGATGTTTATTGGATAAGCGGTAATCACGATGAGTTCTTAAGAACAATTCCAAATATTAATGTAGGTAATATTGAAACACATAATAGATTAACTCATATTGGAGCTGATGGAAAAAAATATCTTGTAGTACATGGAGATATGTTTGACTATCTAATGAGAACAAAATTTGGTAAAACAGTAATGCATCTTGGTGACTGGGGTTATGATAGATTAATCAACATTAATTATATAGTAAATAAAATAAGAAACTTCTTTGGATATAAACCTTGGTCATTAGCAAAATACCTTAAAAGAAAAGCTAAGTTAGCCTCAAACTTTATTGGCGAGTTTGAAACAGAAATGGTTAAGTACGCAAGAAAGAAAAATTATGATGGAATTATATGTGGTCATATTCATCATGCAGAAATAAAACAACACGACGAAATCACATATATGAATGATGGTGATTGGTGTGAAAGCTGTTCAGCATTAATTGAAGATCACGAAGGTAATTGGAAAATAAATTATTATGCTTAAACAATTAACCAAGTGGTGGACAGTCTTATTTACAATCGCAGGATTTGCTTCTTTAAGTATTATTAACCCAAATATAATTCAAAGTATAGAATACGCTTATTATGATACCTTACAGCAAAATAAAGAAAAAGAAATTATTGAAGACATTGTACTCGTCAACATCGACGAAAAAGCAATCGCTGCCAAAGGTCAGTACCCTTGGCCTCGTGGTTCAATTGCTGATTATTTACGCGACGGTCCTGACGATAGCCTTTATGTTCTTAACGTAATATATTCTGAAGAAGATAGATTTGGGGAAGACAACTTACTTGCATTTGAAATGCAACAAAAGGCGGTGGTGTTGGCATCAGCACCATCACAACAAATAACCGGAGGAGTAGGCAACTTTGTTGGAGTTGCTACGTTTGGAGAACAAAATGAAAATTGGCTTTACTCGTTCCCAGGTTTATTATATCCTGTGGATCAAATTAGTAGTTGGGCTTTTGGTGTTGGGGCCACTGTTAGCATACCTGACCAACCCACAGGAGTCGTGCGAAGGTCGCCGCTCGTTATACAAGCAGCCGGGAATTCCTACCCATCTCTCGCCCTCGATACCTTACGTGTGTACACAGGAGAACCAAGCTACCAAATGAAGGTAGGCACCAATGGTGTTGAATGGGTAAGAATAGGAAAGCAAGATCCTATTACAACAAATAGCTTTTCTGAATTACCAATTGCGTTTTGGAATCAATTTGAACAAATAAGTATCACCGATCCTTTACCTAGTGGAAAGGTTCTTATCTTCGGAGTAACAGCCGAAGGTGTCTCTAATCCAGTTTCAACCCCAACGGGTGCAATGTATCCCCACGAAGTTCAAGCACATCTGATTCAGACCGTTCTTTCAGGAGTTGAAATAAAAATTCCCGACTGGTCTGCAATATTTGAGCTTTTCTTTTTGGTGGTTGTATGTCTAGGAATCCTTGGAGCGGTCTATGGATTGCCCATAATTCCTGGGGTGATAACATCTCTTCTTCTTGTCGGGTCCGGATACGGAGTAAGCTGGTGGCTTTGGAGCGACTCACTAACATTTGTTGACGCATCTTTGATTTCATTAGGTTCCTTAGTGGTGTTTGCACAATCATCGTTCAACAATTACTATTTAACATTTTTAGAAAAGCGGGCAATCATGAAACAGTTTGCCGGTTATTGCTCTCCAGAAGTTGTTACTATTTTACAACAAAATCCTTCTCTTGTCAAGGATGGAATGAAGAAAGATGTAAGTATTGTATTTAGTGATCTTCGAGGATTTACTCCATTAGGCGAAAGCTTCGGCGATGATGTTAGAGGGCTGACTACTTTGATGAATGGTTATATGGATGCTATTACACAACCTGTTCTAGATGCAAATGGAATGATCATAAAGTATATTGGAGACGCAAGTATGCATATACATAATGCTCCAATGGAAGATAACGATCATGCAAAGACTGCAGTCCAAACTGGTATTAATATGTTAAGAGCGGTGGAAAAATTTAATGATAAGATTACAAAAGAAGGAAGGCCTCCAATTGGTATGGGGGCTGGGATTAACAGTGGCTTGGGTTATGTTGGTGAGATGGGTTCTACAAGTCGACATAGTTATGACATCCTTGGAGATTCTGTTTCAACAGCTGCACGAATTGAGTCTAAATGTAAAGAATATGGTTGCTTATTATTAGTTGGAGAAGAAACGGTTAGTAGATGTAATCCTGAAGAGTTTCTTTTCTTAAAGGTAGATGATCTTGCTGTGAAAGGAAAATCAGTAGGAGTTGGAATATACACAGTGTTGGACTTGGTAAAAGATAAATACAATAAACCAGCAGAAATGCATGAAGCGATGCATTCAAATTATCAAAAGCAAAACTTTGATAAGGCGATCAAAATATGTAATGACCTTATGGATTGCTTCGAAGGACAAATGCAAGGTTATTATAAAATGTGGATTGAGCGTTGTGAATATATGAAAACGCAAGATTTGCCAAAGGATTGGAATGGAGTTTTTATCGCGACCACTAAGTAGTTTATTACTAGGATTGTTTTTATTAGCAGTTCCAGTAGAAGCATATGTTCCAAAAGACCCATTTATTTCTGAACTCTCAGAAGCACGAAAAGAACTTATCAGAATGGGGCATACAGCTCCTTACAATGAATTAACAGTACGAAGAGTCGTTGTTGGTAAGGCAAGAATAATGCCGAATGGTGCAATCATTACATTACCTCATGGTCCTGATATGGTTCCCTCTTTTTACGCCTTACAATACGATCCAAAATGGCAAGTAAAAAAAGAACCTGATTATACAATATCTTATTGGTCCGACAGAGAAAAACGAATGATAGATATTTTATTTTTCTCTGCTCAAATACTTGATGTTTATTCAACTTATCGTGGATTAAAATACGAATGTATCACTGAAGCAAATCCTTTATTACCTCAAGTACCTGACCTAACAGAATTAATAGGATTAAAACTTGTTGTCATTGGTGGATTTAAAAATTGGATTGAAGCCGATGAAAATTTTTGGTATGGGTGGAAGCTCGGAGCAGGAATGACAACAGGTATGGTTACAGTAAATAACTTTAGGCTTTTGAAAAAAGCACAAAAGCAATGTAGAAGAAGATAAAAAAAGGTGGCCTTTCGACCACCTCAACCGGTTGGATTGCACTCAGGTTATGCAATCGTACTTATGCTGTAAACCGTCATTCCCATAAAAATAGAAATTAACAAACACTCGATACAGATTTCACTATTGAGGGCAATCCGTTTTACGAATGCTCTCATTTCCTTCCTCTAAATATTTTTAATATGCCGCCCAGGGTGCCAAGGTAATACCCAATACTTAAAGAATACTTTTAACATTTTTTTAAACACCAGGATTAACTCCCACTAAAGAAATCAAAAATATACTTACTAATGTAAATAATTCTAGTCCTTCTTTGATTTTTTCAAGCTTCATACTTTTACCCGTTACGAAAAAAGATTTTTCTTTTCCCTATAAAAGTATATATAACCAGAATTGATAATCTATAATAAAAATATGATATATTTTACATGCTGTAAAAAATACCTTCTTCCTCTGCTATACACTCATCATAAAACTTTTTAAGAGGTGCGTATTGATTACGAATCTGAACTGGCATTACACCACCAGAATCTATAACCCATTGTATTTCTCTTGCCAATTTTCTTGCGAGTTGTATCTCCTTTAATATTCTTGCATCCATAGTTGCCTATTGTTTGAACGCTGATATTGCTTTAATCTTAAGATCGTTAGTCAGCGTAATTAAATCCACAACCTTAAGTGTTTCGTGATTTTCCGCGAAATCATTTGTTGGATCTGTTCCTTCAGTAATCACTTCAATAGTTAACAATGCACAAACATTATTACCGTCAATAATGATCTCTTCAGGAATAGCGGTAATCCTTAATACAGAATTAAAGATTTGTTCATTAGCTCTACAGACAGGTAAAATACCTTCAGCAGATATATCCCAATCTGTCAAAGTAACATCTTTATCAAACATCTTTTCTAAGGTATCAATATCCTTATTACTAAATGCGTCAAAATATTTACGAATGACATCTTCTCTTGTTGCAGATTCCATTAAGTACGCGCTCACTTTTCATTTCTCCAATCTTTAACCCATTTAGAACCATCACGTTCAGCGTCTAAAAATACTGCATTTGTAAATGCCATAGGTAATAGAACTCCGATATGAACAATGATACTTGTAATAGTAGAATAACCTAACCATCCCATATAGTAAGATGCAACAAATCCAAAGTACACCGACCACATAGTAAACAATACCAACATAAAGTAGGTTTGTAAACTTGGATCTGGAATAAACCTCAAAGGATTATACTTGGCATTCATTACAAGTCTCCAACTATCCACGACAAATAAAATTGTCTTTTTCAATATATTCATGCTACACTCCTTACATGTTTACAATCGCCGCGGAACTGAAATCCTTTACAGTTGCATTTACCGTCCACGATATAATATGTATTCCCATTACTACCTTTCACAGGAATACCGCCGAGATTATCTTTTTCTTGATAATCTCCAACCTTTACAAACTTGCGTCTTGATTTAGAAAACTGTTTGATTGGTGTCTTATACACCTTAAGATCTCCACCAACAGGTTGATATGCAACAAGTTGTGTTTGACCATTTACATGATAGAAACCATTATGACAGTTATAGTCTCCCCAATCAGTTACTTCTTTCAAGATCTCAATCACTTCATAAACTCCACTAGAAAATTATCACCTTTTTTATTGATGTAATCTGTTCCAAGCCAAATAACTTTAACTGTCCAATACCATGCAGTAAAAAGTATAACTGGAATAAAGACAAGTATTACCTTACCTACATATTTCCAATCAGCAGCTGAAGCAACGGCATCTAGGCCGTCATTAAAATATTCAATTAATGGTTTCATGTATTGTCTCCATCGAAATATTTTACTTTACTCTTATCAAATACTTTATGATAAGTCCTATTGAATAGTCCACCTTTTTCCCAAAGGAGTGGAAGCCTCTTTTTCTGATCTTTTTCGTTTGCCATGTGCAGTCCTAAGTATGTAAACAAAACTGCGAAAATCATAATGACGGCAATGAAAAGATTATTTACTAACGTCTCCATTATTTCACCCATACATGGTTATACTTTGAAGGATAATTTTCACAAGTGTAATTAAACCTTTCATCGTAATTGATTACTTTGACACATTCACCTGTTGAATGCGATATATGAACATCAGGAATTGATGCTACTGAATTGGCAGCAAAGAGTCCGATACCTACTAAGATAACGAATCCTATTGCTCCTACAATAAAGTTTTCTAACTTTTTTAGTTCTTGGTCAAAATACATTATGCTGCCTCCGTTAAATAAGTTTTAAGTTCAGTAGAAGATAGGATAAGATCATTATCCATAGTGAAGGAAGAAGAATAGAATTTCCTCTCCTGTCTTGGAAGCATAGTCCAAGTTTCAAATTTAGACTTAATCTCAGGCCTCATATAACCGAACTCACCATTCATAGTTCTCTTTTGAGCAATGAATCCATATTCGGCTTGAATGATATAAGTAGGAGTTTCCCACTCTTGAATGTGGTCCTCAAGTTTGAAGTCAGCATCATCGATGACTGACATGTCAAGAACGTACTCTTTTGAAGCATCGTTATAATACGTGACTAATGTCTCAAGCGTATCCCAGAAAGATGAAGATTGCGCTTGCTCAGCGGTCACATCCTCAACAATGTATGTATCACCACCCTTGAACTTCCAGTACGCATCAGCGCCTGTACCTAACGAGCCGTCCTCGTTCCAAGCATAGTTTTCACAATATTGAGTTTGAATAACGATTTTCATAATTCCTTCCTTTTCCAATTTATAGAACAATTATACTCTATATCATAATGAATGTCAATAGTTTTTATGAAAATAAACTAACTTTTTTCACCATTGATTAGATCTTTACTGAATCTGTATCAATGTCGGCCATAAATCCTTCTGGATTCACATTACCGAGGACTATTTCGTTCTTCAGGTAATCTATCGTATCGTAAATAGCATCCTGTATCGTCTTCTCAGGGACCCATCCTAATTCGTTTGCCTTATCAATATTGGCAAAAATTGTATGAGCTTCTCCATTGATCTCTGGCATCATATCGTATTCCAAAGCATCTACTGAGATTTCGTCTTTCAAATAGTCGAAGATGATCTCCGATATTTCGTATAGAGAATGACTTTGATTCATACCTAAGTTATATGTCTGATTAATAGTTCTTTCATCAGTTAGGCATTGTAGGTGGAACTTATTTACGTCATCGACATGAATAAAATCTCGTCTACGTGTACCGTCTCCAAATATGATTGGATTATTACCACCTAATAGTCTAAGTGCAACTCCTGCGAATAGAGGAGGTACAGTTCTCTTATAGTCTTGAATCGGTCCTGCGATATTAAAATACCTTAGAGCAGTATACTTCAATCCTCTTGTCCTTGCATAACTATCTGCTATCAAAGCAACTGCTGCTTTTGAAGCTGCATAGAATGTTGTAGGATCTGATTGAGATTCTTCGTAACCGGTCTCAGGTAGTTCAACATTTTCATATACGGCTGATGTCTCTGAAAAGATAACTCTGTCACATCCACACTCAAGTGCTGCATTAAATACATTAATAGAACCAATGATATTGTTCTCTGCTGCAAGTTTAGGATTATTATGACAGTCGTAAATAGATACTAAACCACCAAAGTGAAATACCACATCAGGCTTTTCAATACGCATGATATTTGTAATATCGTATGTGTCACGAATATCTGCTTTGTAGAATTTACTTGCTTGGTCATGAAACTCATCAACATATACCGATTGAGCAAGATTATCAACTAAGACAACTTCATGCCCGTTTGCATTAAGCATAGGAAGTAAATTAGTACCTACGAATCCTGTGCCACCCGTAATAAGAATTTTACTCATCGTCCATTACCTCGGTTGCTTTTTCTTTAATTTTTTCTACGATCTCAATGAGCTGCTCAATTTCAGATGCATCTCTATCGGTATCAAGTTCTACTTCAATTTTAATCTTCATGATATCTTCCTATCCTTCCACATTGAATCTGATAGGTATCTATGAATATAGACATCGACAGCTCCAGCATTTTCCATTCCACCAATCACATCTCCGTGGTATGTATAACCTCTGAGTTGACCTGTTCTATGGTGTCTTATTTTATTGATTGGCTTTCTGCCTTTCAAAGATGTTCTGTACCTAAGAGGATATCCTCTTGCGTCCCTTGCATCGTAATACTTAAGATCTTTATTAACTTGCTTAACAAGACTCTTAATAGTTTCTACCTCAAGCATATCACCTGCACATTGCGTACTAAATGTTCCTACATAGGCATCTGTTCTCACTTTTCCGTTTTTATCAAATTTCATAATAACTCCAATTATTTTAATTTATACAGCTATTATACAATAGTTCTTTATGAATGTCAATAGCTGTGATAAATTAAAATCCATGAAAGTGGAAGCTGCTTACGCAGCCTCCGCCATTTCAACCGCAAGATTGAGAGCATCAAGCTTTCTCTTTGCGTTATGTCCGAACCAAGCAGCAGCAGCTCTTGTATCCGCAGACCTACCCATTTCGTGGTCAGTCATATAGGTTACTGAGTTGTAAGCATTCCACCATGTTCCTGGTGACATATCAGCTCCTGGCTGAGTATCAACGATTTCCAATGCACGTTCAGCAGTTCTTGATAGAACCTTACCTTCTTGATTAGAAGTACCGAATACTTGAGCAAGGAATGTCTTGTAAGCAGAATCAGAATACCTTTTTGAAGAAAGGAATTCAGCAGCTTCTTGAAATTGCTCTACACGATTATGAGAGATACCAAGTAACTCTTTAACCATATCAGCATTGAAGTGATTTCTATGAGACAGCCTTACTGCAGGTTGACCTCTTTCAGTTAAAGCCATAGACAGAGTATTATTACAAACAACTCTTGTCATTACGAACTTAACATCAATAGACTTACCATATACATGAGGATTTGAAAATAAAAGATAACCTTTTACTTGATCGTCATTTTTAAGGGTAAATCCATCTTTGACATCAGCAGCCGCAAAGACCATTTGACCGTCCTTTAGACTACCTGCGGTGTCCATCACCATATCACCATTTGCTACGAATTCATTAAAGAACTCAAAAGCTTCTAAATTTTGACAAGGTTTCCAGTTACCTGAAACATTCGTCAAGATCTTGCCGTCAGTATCTCGTACCAAAGCCTCTTGACCTGTCTCAACTTTTTCACCGTTGATTTCAACAAAAGACTTCTTCTTAGAAACTGTCCAATCAAGATTAGCAGCTTGCATCATTTCTATCGGAGTCATATCATCCGATACCGGAACACCAAGACCGTGCCAAGGGATTCCTTTACTTTCACGATAAGCCATTGCAGCTACACCGTTTACCATTTCTAATTCATGTGCCATAGTTATACTCCTTTTCCATTCATTAGTTATTAAATTTCTCAGTCCAAGCTTTGAAGATCTCGAAAGATTCTCCTTTGCTCAAACCAAACTCATCTTGAAGCACCTTGGGAGCGCCGAACATATTAATAGTTCCGCTCTCTCGTAGTGCATCCAAAAACTCAAAATATTCATTAAGCGACATCAGAAAGAACTCCTGTAATTCCTAGTAACTTGAAACCCCAATCACAAACAATGTAATGATCTCCTGTGTCCTTCTCTACGATGATATCACCGACTGAAGTACTG